GTCGAACTCTCATAAGCCCTTTAAAAGGGGAGCTGGTATGGACTTATAATGGCATCCTATATGCCCTTTAAATTGATTTCCAGAAACGAGGAGAAAAGAGGAGAAAAGAGGAGAAAAGGGGCTGTTTTTAAGTGAAAATAGGTACTATCTGGCGGAAGCAACTTTGTGCAACTTTTAATAATATACTGTATGCTACTTTATGTTGTTTACAACTTAGCTAAACTTCGTTTAAAAGGTCTAAAGTTTATGAAGGAGAAATACCCCGATACACTCAATGAAGTAAGGCTACTTTTCGGAGATAATTTACGAAGAATACGCATCTCAAGAAAAATGCTACAGAGAGAAGTAGCTACTTTATTTGGAGTTCATACCACTAACATACACGCAATGGAAAAGGGAGCGTACACTCCTAGCCTTAGAAATCTGTGTGTATTGGCAAATATCCTAGATACAAAAATAGAGGATTTTTTTAAAAAATGAGAGGCCCTATTATGAAACAGGTTTATTTTTCTCACAGTAAATTAATTTACGACACAAAAGAAGAGACTAAAAATTTATCTTATTTAAAAGAAGTATTTAAGTGCGTTGTTTGTCCCAATAACGACATGGGAGAAAAAGGAAGTATATCCCCTTATTTGAAAATGATAGAAGAATGCGGTTTAGTAGTAGCTCTCCCGTATAAAAAATTTATCGGTAAGGGAGTATTCGCCGAGGTTGAACATGCTCTCTCATTAAACATTCCTGTACTAATGCTTGAAGAAAAAACTTTTAAAGTGGTAACAGGTGTTAGTACTCACGACGACACTGATTGGAAATTCAAATACGGGAAACTGGAGCTAATAAAATGGGAATAGTTTCAATTATTTCTTTAATCCTATTTGTGTTGATAGTTTTCTTTCTTGAAGGTGCGAATCCACGTTGGAGAAATAAATGACCCGCACGCAACATCTCATAGTAGACATAATTGCAATGATATTTTTGGCTTGGGTGTTTTTGAAAGGATAGGGATATGAAAATAATATTTTTAGATATTGATGGCGTACTTTGCACAGATAGAAGTCATATGGCTTACAAGGGACCAAGGTCTAGTTATATGCAACACCTTGACCCTGTAGGAGTAAAGCTTGTCGAATCGCTACAAGAAGAAACCGGCGCAGAAATTGTGATTAGTTCCTCATGGTCTGAGTTTCACGATATGCAATCAATGCTCGCTATCTTAATGAACGCAGGTTTTTCATTTCCTAACTTTCACAATAACTGGAAAACTATTAAAAACCATAAATATTCTAATCGTGGAGAAGAAATCGCTATGTGGGAAAAAATGCATGGCACTCCTGAATCTTACGTAATTATCGACGACGATGACAGATTACTTGAAAGACAAAAGCCATATTGGATTGAGTGCAATATGAACGATGGCTTGTCTTATGCCGGTTATAAAAAAGCATTAAAGATTTTACTCGGGGTAAATAAAAGCGAGGCAATTTTATGAGTCTAGAAGAATACAAAGAGCGAATGAAGGAATGGCTTTATCGCGCAATGGATATGGAAAAAGAAAACATGGATGAAGCACAAAAAAGCGCAGGTATGGATTGTGTCGGCTTTGGAATGGCAGATGGTGCTCACGATGCATATAAAAATGTATTAGATAATATGTTTACAGATTTTGAGGATTTATGACCGATCAAGAGCGCGAGTTTCAAGAAATAATGGATAAAATATTCGGCACAGAACCGAGTAGATATTCGCCATGGAATAAAGAATTATTTTTACAAATGTTTAACGAAGCCTACGCAAAAGGCAGGCAGTCTGTTTTGGGTGACAAAATAAAAAATCTTGATATTGAAGTTTTGGATAAACGAATTGAATTATCAAAAAAATATGGTGAACAATGTGAGGGCGCTACTTTTGATTTTTATATGTGGATTTTATCAAAGCTAAGCGACGACAAGGGCGGGTGAGATATGAAAAGAGTTGGATTGTATAGACTTCAAGGAACAGATTTTTTTTAAAGCTTTCCTTGTGAATTTATTATGACAAATACTTTACTAGGCTTAGGAGACTGTTTAGAGCTAATGAAAAAGATTCCAGACGGAACTGTAGACATGATACTTTGTGATCTCCCTTATGGAACCACAGCATGTAAGTGGGACGTCATTATTCCCTTTGATAAGTTGTGGGTAGAGTATGAGAGAATTATCAAAGCTAATGGAGCTATTGTTTTGTTTGGAAGCGAACCTTTCAGCAGTTTATTGAGAACAAGTAATTTAAAGCTATATAGGTACGATTGGATATGGAAAAAAGATAAGGCTACAGGACATCTCAACGCTAAAAAACAACCTATGAGAGAGATAGAAACAATATCAATTTTTTATAAAGCTCAAAGCACATACAATCCTCAACTTTATAAGAAAGATCCAAAAAATGTAAGGCCAGCTTCTAGAGGGAAACAACCAAGCATCTACAATGAGAGCGATAAAGATGCAGAAAGAGCCATAGATATTACCTTAGGCTATCCGAGACAACTATTAGAATTTAGATCTTGTTCTGCAGATAAAGGAAAATCTTTTCATCCCACTCAAAAACCCGTAGCTCTCCTAGAATATCTTATTAAAACCTACACTAACGAAGGCGAACTGGTTTTGGATAACACTATAGGTTCTGGTTCAACAGGAGTAGCTGCAGCTAACTTGAACCGCAATTTCATAGGTATTGAAAAAGATCCCAAGTACTTTGAAATAGCCGTAGAACGCATTACCAAAGATAAACCAGAACTAAATGTGGAGTTTTTTGAATGAAATATTACTTATTTAAACTATTTAACCCCCTACGAGCTTTCTATTATTCTTTTATTTACCCAATCCAAAATTACCTACAATCTATTGAGTACATGGCAAATAAGTTTACTGAAGCATATACGTTAGCTCAATTACCAAGTCTTAAACATGCATGTATCGAGATGGTTCTTTGGTATCGTTCAAAGCTAAGCGACGACAAGGGCGGGTGAGATATGAAATATTTCTTTTGGTCAGCGTCTTTTGTAAATCAAAGAAAAGAAGGTTTTTTTAACGGCATATCTCAAAGAATAGATAATGTTTTTAATTTTGAAGATGCAGTGAAAACATTTTTAACGATATTAGAATGTAAAAGCTCGGAAGTGTGCCTTTTAAGTTTTCAAGAAATATCACAGGACCAATACATTAATTTTAGAGATAGCTTTGAGAAGAAATTGGAAGGTGAGTCATGACAAAAGAACAGGCCGATAAAATCGCAAAAGAAATGCTTAAAAAGAATAGTGCTTTAATTGATGGGAAACTTGCATCTATAAACATAGAGAGCCTTATCAATGACATATCCGCAGCGCTTGTTGATGCATCAAAGGTTACTGAGTGTGCGGAGTTTGAAAGTGCATTTGAAAAGACTTTTAAAACATATCCCGTAATGCCTATGGATAAATTATTTTTAGATTTTTGGAATACGGCATTTATAGCAGGCCAAAACAGCAAGTCGCTGAGATTGCCTAGTAATACCGAATGGACACCACAAAAAGCAATTAATGAAGTTCTAGAATACTGTGAACCTCATTTAGATGATATGTGGGCTGCTAGAATTGTTGGTTGTCTTTTGAATTGTGATTTTCGTGATGCAAAAGAGCAATTGAAAAAGCTTAACGAGGGGAAATGAAATGAGAATAATTAATACTGCAAGAGGAATGGGCAAAACAACAAAGGCAGTAGAGCACGCTATAAAAAATGATTTATATTTAATTGTTGCAGATAGAAAACGTGCTCAGGAATTATTTTGCAAATACAGCGACAAAGGTTTGCGTATGCCTGTGACATTTGAGGAGTTTTTACGAACTAAAATGCGTGGTAGTTTTATTAAAAAAATTATTATTGATGATGCCGATTCTTTTGTTGAGCGTGTTTGTGAGGACTGTTTTGTAGAGATGATAACATTAACCGACACCAACGAAATAGAGCGCGGGAAGGAATAGATATGATATTTAATATCGAAATAGAAAATGAAGACGAGATACCACCGTCTCAAGATACCGATTCTTTTTGGCATCTCGCTTCAAATAAATTTAGTTTTCATTCCACTGATAAAACAGGAAAGTGGATGATTTTTATAGACAAGAAAGATTTAGATTCAGCTTGGTTAAAAGTTAAAAAAGCATGTTGGAATGGGTTACTCGGTCCGGCCTGTAAATGCTCTACTGCTAGAGAAAACCCAAGACAGCAAGATGTAACAAGTGCGGTTATTATTTGTTACACAAGAAACTGGGAAGAAGAAGAGGATTTAAACAGAGTCGCTGATGCAATTCGTGATCTTGGATTTACTCAAAAGCTTTTTTATAAAAAAGATTCAGCAACAAGAACGGGCATATACGGAAAAAATAGCTGGTATGTTTATAGAGAGGCAACAAAATGAACGAACCCGAACAAAGCCAAACAGGTAACGGAGGGTGTGGTGAGTAAATCAATATTAGAATCTCTTGAAGAGTTTAACTTTACTCTGTCTAAAAATACTGTGTCATCTTATGGGTTTTTGCAGATTAATTTAGATCACGATTTGTATTGGAAATTAATGAATGAGGTTCAAGAAAAATTTGGCCTATACGGTAAATACCCAGACAATGTTTTAGGTGAGGGGTCTAAATACTTTTATCTTCGTGGAATAAAGGTTTCATTAAAAGAATTAAATAACCGCGACGAGCGAGAGGATGATTATGAGTGATAAGAAATGGTAACTATCCCTTGACAACAAGTAACTCATCATGTTAAAATCTCTATATGAGATACACAATTAAACAATTCAAAATTCAATTTCCTACCGATGAAGCGTGTCTGGCACATATCTTTAACCAAAGATTCCCAGACGGTTGTAAATGCCTCAAATGCGGTAAAGATGCTTTTCATCCTATTAAAAATAGGCGGTCTTATGCCTGTTCTTGTGGTTATCAAGTTTATCCAACCGAAGGCACTATATTTCATAAAAGTAGCACTTCTTTGGTTTTGTGGTTTTATGCTATTTTCCTCATGGCCCAATCTAAAAACGGTGTATCTGCTAAGGAATTGGAAAGACACCTTGGCGTAACCTATAAAACGGCTTGGCGTATGGCCAAACAAATTCGCAAACTTATGTCTGATAACGCTGAACCTTTTGATGGTGAAGTTGAGGCCGATGAAACTTATGTAGGCGGTAAAAGGCGTGGTAAGCGTGGGCGTGGTGCCGCTGGCAAAACTCCGGTGTTCGGTGCTGTCGAGCGCAAGGGCAAGATCAAAACTCGTACCGTCAAAAACGTCAAGATGGTCACGCTGATGCCCTTGGTTCAGGCTATGGTTCCCCCGAACTCTGTCATCACGACCGATGAATCCAACTCCTACAACAAGGTCCGGTCTATTGGGCACCTTCACGAAACCGTCCAGCACGGGAAGGGTCAATACGTCCAGGGCGACGTTCACACCAACACGATTGAGAGTTTCTGGTCGCAGTTCAAACGTTCGGTTCATGGGACTTTCCACGCTGTTTCGCCAAAGTATTTGCAGACTTACTTGGACGAGTTTTCTTTCCGCTACAACCATCGTGGCGCTTTGATTCCCGCCGTAATGTTTTCACGGGTTGGGAAGCCAGCGAAAGCAGCTTGAAAAATCGCTTTCTCATAACTTACGCTCAACAGTAACAAGCGTGTCATTTCGATTTCCGCCGTGGCAAACAACCAATACTTCAACTATCTCCATTGCATTTTTCTTCCCCAATCCGCAAGTATTCCAACCAAAGGAGATACAAAACCGTCCTGGTTTCAGAAGTGCCGCTAATCGTTCTTTTACCTTTGGAAATCCACCCGTTGGATTTTCTTTTGACTTAAACTTTAGCCCAATATCGTTATAAGAACGTGATACCTGAGTTAAAGAATATGGAGGATCAAAAACAGCACCTAATATGTCCCACTCTTTAAGCAGTAAGAAGTCTAGTGCTTCCATGTGGTACTGTGCGTGAGTATTTTTGGGGTTCAAATCGTTCCGATACTCCGCTGGAGACGATTGACCGCAAAAGGGATCAATCCAAGCCAATCCGACACCATACCGTTCTAATAGTTCTTTTATGGGTTTAACTTCAAAAGTCCATTTAGACGGCATTGACCATGTTCTTGTCATTTTCATAATTCAATCCTTAAACTTTATATTACTTGTTGTCAAGGGATAGTTGCCTAATGTTTTCAAGGGTTTCGATGCTTTTTCCAGTATCCTAAAGAATCGTAACTTATTGGTTTTAAGCATCTTCAATCCTTTGTTTGGAAATTCTGAAATATTCCTTTACGCACTCTATACCTATAAAATTGCGTTTCAATAACTTTGCTTGTTTTCCAGTGGTTCCACTTCCCATAAAAGGGTCTAATACTGTGTCACCCTCATTTGACCATGAAAGAATGTGTCTCCTCGCTAATTCGTCAGGGAATAAGGCGGGGTGCTTATAGGCTTCTTTGTCTTTAGTGGTACGCATGAACCCAGTATTAATTAACCATATATTGTCCATCAATCTATCCACTTTCCCTTTTTCATACTTCATCGCTTTTGTGGTGCCATCTCTTTGCCTTGTAGTAGAAATCTCGCTTGTGTCTTTTCTGTAGATAGTAGGAACCCTTAACCCGTTAAATGTTTTAGGTGAACCATTTGAAATTATGAACATATATTCAAATTGCTGGTAATATCTATTGCTTGGTGGAAATGGATAGCTATTCTTTTGGTATATCATGGTGTCATGTAGATTTAGACCTATCTCCTTGAAATATAACGCTTGCTTAAAACTGCTACCTGTTTCGCTTCCTTTTACAGTAGCGTCACCCACTACCCAAACAATTACACCACCTTTTTTAAGTACACGCTTTAACTCATTCGCTACACTTTGGAATATTTCAAAATTCCAATTTAATGAATCTTTATAAGTCCTTAAATTATCGTAAGGTGGCGAAGTAACCACTAAGTCTATCGAGTTATCAGGTATTTCCTTCATTCGCTCTAAACAATCTCCAAGCATCAATTTTCTTTTCATATATACTATCCTTGTAACTATTTAATTATATTAAGCCTTTACTTTTACTTGTTGTCAAGGGATAGTTACCCAATTTAAGCGTTCGGTTCATGGGACTTTCCATGCTGTTTCTCCGAAGCATTTACAGGCTTATTTGAACGAGTTTTCTTTTCGCTACAATCACCGCACTTCTGGCTTGCCTTTGCCTGTCGTAATGTTTTCAATGGTTGCGCTGCCTTTGCGAGTAGTTTGAAAAATTGGTTCATAAGTCGTCCTTTTCGTAGTTAATTTCTTGTTCAGTTGGACTTCTCTCAATCAAGTCATTCACTCCACAATATCCGTTACATTCAGTTAGGGGCTTAACCTCTCTGCCCTTTAAATCGTCAATACATTTCAGCTTGGGGTATTTAGGATGTTTTTTTAGAAACACCAAAACATTGCCAGATGCTTTAGCTTTCTTAGTTTGGTCTTTTAACATTGTAACAGGCTGTCCCTTTAGATCGGTTAGGTCATGTTCTACCTTTGCCATTTTTTCAAAAACTTCTGGCATGTCTTTTTTTATCTTTTTCCAATAACCAATCCCGCCTTGAACACATCCAGTGTTCAAACAGTTATTATTATGAAAGCCCATTTCATAAGCCTTCGGTATTTCGATACCAGCCTCCCTGATCATTTTAATACAATCCCTCTTGTTAAGTTTCTTATCAATGAGAGGGAAAAGCGGCTTTGTTTTAGGGTGGTTTAAGCACATAGCCTCCGCTCTATTTAGCTCCTTTTTTTCATACTCAAAACCGAAAATTTGGTGGTCATAGCTGTGGTCTTTTTGCCATTTTTCTCTTACTACTCTTTTAAGTTTGTAGCTGCATATAGCGCCTGTAGCGGTATTAAGGGATAGGTGCTTAAACCAAGTATCTTGAATGTTAACGTAGTCCTCTGACTTTAGTTTTTTTATAGGCAAGCCATACCATTTTTCGCAATCTTTTAAAAACCTGTAGGTGTCTTCATGCTCGTTTTGCGTATCTAACATAATTACTTCACAATCCTCTTTTCCATATTCTTCGATTGCCAGCTTACAAGCCACAGCGCTTGTTATGCCGCCACTAAACCAACAAACGATTTTCATTTGACCCTCTTGACAAGAAACGCTAACCTATTGATACTTGTTGTCAAGGGATAGTTACCTAATGTTTTCAAGGGTTGCGCTGCCTTTGCGAGTAGCTTGAAAAAATCTATCCGAGCCATATTACCTCCTTTATTTTCTTCCCGCCTCTCGGCCCCTCAAGTGCTTTTGCTGTATGAAATGTCTCGAAGGGTAGCCAATCTGCACCTTCCATTTCACACACTATTTTTTGCCCCTTTCGATTACGACTCCACTCCGCAAGGTTCTCGTAGTCAATTTCGTTGTAGGTATAGTGCCTTCCCGCAGTGGCAGAATAAGGTGGGTCTATAAACCAAGTCGCTTTTTCATTTTTAATATCTTGAAAAGACCCAAGTGACGCTTCCCAATGGCGAATATCTTTCAACTGCGAGGCTATACGGTGTTTTATAGCGGCCCCCCATTGGCTATTAGGTCGAACTCCTGACTTCATCCAAGTAGAGGGTCTATTGTGAGGCTCCGCGCTACCTTTGTTGCACCAAAAGCCCGCTAACCATTTTGCTTCCTGACAAATGTTCAAATCTCTTACGTCTTCAAAAATCTCTGGGAGAGCAAGAATTTCCTTTTCCTTTACTTTGATTAAGTATTGCCAAGTCCCTATGATTCGAGGGTTTATATCCAACAATTTAATTTTCTTGTGTGGGTATCTTATCGAGTATCCGGCAGAGCCAGCGAACGGCTCAATTATCGTTTCGTGTTTGGGTGCGGGATAGCGTGGAGCAATACGATACTTCCCCCCATAATAAGTAAAAAAAAGTTTCATGTAGACCCCTCTAAGCAGAGAGGCTAACCTATTGATACTTGTTGTCAAGGGATAGTTACCAAGTTATTTGTTTGCTTGTCACAGCGAGTTCTTAGAAAAGTTCGTAAAAATTGGTCATTTATAGTTTCTACTTTACACTAGACTAATGATCCAAAAACTTAAGGTGAAACTTCTCCTTTGGCTTATGTCCAGTCACGCCTATAGGTTCTTCCTAAAATATATTATTCCAAATCTCACCTTCTTCACTGCTACTGGACCTACATACTTCTTCAAACAAAGACTTAGAGAGAAGATGAAGCCAGGGGATGTTTTACTTTCCAAAAGTTCTGGCCACTTAACAAACGTTCTTATCGGAGGAGTTTATTCTCACGCTGCTTTTGTAATAGATACAGATAAAATTGCAGAGATGACAGCAAACGGATTTGATATTGTTGACGTAGATAAATTCTGCAAGCAAACAACTCGTGTCTGTCTGTTGCGCCTCAAAGAAGAAGACGACGCCTACGGAATCCTCATGGCGAAAAAAGCCATGGAGTTTGCAGACACCCAGTACGATCTTGATTTCTCTCTCGGGGTGGAAGCTCTTTACTGTAGTGAGCTTGCCTACCAGTGCGATTATGAAAAAAGATTCAAATGCGACTTAAGCGACCTAGCAGGAATTGGTCGCCCTTACATTTCTCCTGTAGGTCTCTACAGAGCAGAAGGGCTCAAAGTAATTACTGAGTGGACAGACAAAGATTTCTTCACAAAGCACGCTGACGAGTGGATAAAGAAAGTAGTGGAAGGCTCAACAAACCTTAAACTATTTTCCACTTCTTTCCGTCCAGAGCAAGGCTAGTAATAGCTGTTGTAAATCGAGAGTCCTTAACAACGTTGGAGTATTCTAAATTAAAAAGAGTTGCTTTTGGTTTATATTGACCGAAAGTATTTTGACTTTTTACTTGCTCCGCTAAATAACAATACGGAGCAGACCCGCTATGGTAGCTCCTAAGAGAAATTAGAAAGCCTTTTGCTTTGGCGTAGTAAATACAGTCGTTAACGAAAGACTTAAGCCCAGGCTCACGCTCACAAATCTCCACATTATCGAAATCAATTCCGTCCACAAGAGTAAATAATTTGTCGATCCTTGCTTTATAGATTCCTAAAAGCTTTGAGTTAGGCTTGAGCCATTTCTCTCCCGCCCACCCTTCTACATTGCTACCTAGGGCCGCTGAAGGAAAACTCTTGGCGTCTTTTCTCCAGTTCTCCCAAGTACCCACAGAGATATAGGCAAACAGTTTGGTCTTATCCTTGTTCTTCTTCAGCCAAGAACTTCCCACTTCATCTGCGTCTACAAACACATGCTCATAGTTAACGCTCTTAGGGGTGCCTTGGTATTGAACGAAGAATTTTTCCATATCACAAATCATAAATCATGATTCATGGGAAAAATAAAAATTTATTTACTCAACGAAAATATTTTGACGCAAATACTATTCCTTCCTAGTTACACTTTTATTTAAGAGAAACCCCATAGGAGGAAATCATTTTGTCTGATTTGGATAAAATTGCATCTCAGATAGAGGGGAGCACTGCCTTCGCTGGCGAGCCAATAGAGCCCGTCAAACAAGTGTCCTCTTCTCTTCCTATAATGGTCTTCTCTGACATCCACGCTAGGCGGCACTCATCCGAGTGGATAACTCAAGGAATGAGAGCCGCCCTAAAATTCAGAGCAAGGACACTCATAATAAACGGGGACTTTATCAACGCCGACTCCATTGGAAAATATGTGGGCGGTCACTACAGAAGACACGAGATTTTAGAAGATGATTTTAAAGCAGGAGAAATCCTCCTTGGCATCTTCGCTAGATTCTTTCACACGGTCGTATTTCTTTCAGGCAATCACGATACAGACCGAATGATGAAAGCCCTTCGGGGGGAGGTAAAAGCGCAACGTTGGTGGAAAATGTTTGGGGACTACAAGAACGTATTTATAACTGAGAGAAGCTGGGTAAGAGCAAATGATGTGATAGTAGGGCACCCCCGTAGCTACTCCCGCATACGGGGGAACCTTGCCCAAAAGATTTCCATGAAACAACAGGCATCGGTACTACTAGGGCACGAGCACCACTCCGCAATGTCCGTCTCCCCTTGTGGAAAATTTCAGGCGGCGAGTGTCGGATGCATGGCCGAGCTTCATGACTTCGAGTACACAAATTTTTCTCTTAACGACATGCCAGAACCGATGAATGGTTTCGCTGCAATCTTCGACAATCAAATTCAAATTTTCGATAAATTCACGCCTTGGGGAAAATGGGGACTACCTCCCATGAAAGGAAAAAAGTGAAAATAGATTCTAGTCTTATTGGTAAATTAGTTGTCGTAAAGTTTTGGGATCACAGCGCCTACTCCAAAGATCTTTGTGTGTGTCGCTGCGCTGGATGGGTAGTAGATGTAACAGAAAATAATCTCGTAATTGCGTGGTGGGATATTCTGGGAGAGCCCGAAGAAGACACAGAAAATAATCAAGAACACTGCTCAATAATTATCTCCGCAATCAAAGAAATTCAGACCTACTAATTTGCTCTAAAATAGTAGTTTTTAGTAATGCCAGATGCCCTTAAAATCAACTATTAAGTACCTTTAAAATAGGCGCTCGTCTGGCGAGTGCTTTAAAGTGCCGCTCATATACGCTTAAAAGCCACGGAGAGGCCTTTTTTAAGTTTCCAACAACTTCATTTTTGCCTATTTTTTTTAACATACCCTTTTTTTGACCTAAGTGGTTAACAACTTAAACCACTTTTTTAAAAATAAAAAAGCTGGAAACCGCTTAAAATGGCCGTAGAAGGCCTTTTTCAAAAAAACAGCAAATCCTCCATATATTTAACATACATATGTATATTAAAAATTTTTGTCAGGGAGTAAGGAATTCTAATATTATTAGATTCGTAGAATCTACGATTAGGGGGAAATTTTTTTATGCTTTTTTGGAGGAATTTTTTTGTGGGATTTTTCGAAGAATTTTTCGGAAGTAGAAAACAGCTTAGGGAGTCTCAAACTTTGGCAAGCCTTGACGACTCCCTAGGCCTAGAGTTACGTTAACCTCAATGGCAAGCCTTAGTAAAGCTTTAGAACAAGCAAACATAACTTTAAGAAAATACGATCCCCAAAAAGCTAGGCCAGTACAAACAGGCGACCACACAACTTTGAGTATTTCTAAATTTACTTCCCTGATTGTTTCTGGACTTCAAAAACATTTAGCCAGCTTCCCTGAAATAGTTGCGTGTATAAACAACCCCGACAAAATGCAGGAGCTTCTAGAGGAGTGGGCGGAAGAGAACGGATCTGGGTCAAATGTAGGAGTAGTTGTTCCCGAGGACTTGGAAGACCTAACCCTAAATGTGGATACAAGCGCTACAAGAACAGGTAACAGATATTTCTGCACCACTGCTGATGAGCTAAAAGAAGAAAAAGTTTCTGGGGAATATTACATCGACAAGTGTGGCCTAGATCTTCAACAAGCAATAAACACGGCCCGAGCTGTTGTACCAAGATACTTACCAAGACACTCTCTCGGCATACACACCCACACGGACCCCACTACAAACAGAAAAATAAATTTCTACAACACCTACGTTCCAGCTCCATGGGCTCTTTGGAAAATGAAAAACCCTAAAGAGTGGGAGAAACTTCCTTCGAAGCCTCCAAGCGATTTAATTGAAATGATAAAACATATAATCCCTTTAAAAGAGGAGAGAGAATATTTCTACGCTTGGACTTATACTTCAATTGAGAGAAGGGCCTACGTATTTCTCGTACTTCAAGGGATTCCAGGATTAGGAAAAAACAGGCTACAAGTTTTGCTTAATGCCCTTCACGGGAAAAGTAATTCTGTAAACGGAAAAAGAGAAACTTTTGGAGCTAACGGAAGTAAGTTCAACGGCCAACTCTTTGGCAGCACCCTAGCTTGGTTCGATGAATTAAAATACGACAACGAAATGGAGCCACGCATGAAGGAGTATCAAAACGATACTGCTTCTAAAGAACTCAAAGGTGTGGACGCAACGGGAAGCTCAGATCTTTTCTGTAGCATGGTAATTTCAAACAACTACCAAAGAGATAACTACATTCTTTTTAACTCAAGAAAATTTGCCCCTATTGTTTTGGGAACTGTTCCTCTTAAGGAACTAATGTCAGAAGAGATAATAGGTAAAATTTCTGACAAGCTGGATGAGTCTAACCCCAATTTCGATGTTAAGTATGTGGCTCAAATTGCAAAATGGATTTTAAAGATCGGACCTAAGTACGAAGCAAACTACACTCGCCTTGAATACCAAGGACCGAAGTTCTGGGAACTTGCACACTCCTCGATGAGTCGTTGGCAAAAAGTTGTTGTGGTAGCTCTCACCACAAGAAACACAAAAGGATATTTTCCAGGGTGGAATGAATCCAAGAAAATGTTCCAGTGGACACAAGTGGAAGCGGCTCTTCGTCGTAAGAAAGATTTGTCAGACAAAGACTACAGAGACCCTTCAACAGTAAAAGCTTTCTTTGATAACTACCGAGACACTGAAGGTAAAAAAGTTTTTGAAACAAAAGCTTTCACGGGATCAATCCTACAAGATTTCTGGGTGTGGCCAATTCAAGGTGTAGAAAGTGTTCTTGGAGCTGTGACGGTAGAGACCGAAGAGGGCGACAGAATCAGCTTACTTGAGCAAGGCCCTGTAGAGAGGCCCAAAGGAATTTCTAACTTTCAATGGCAGAAGATGAAAGCCCAACTTGAGAAATCCAAAAAGGAAGAGAGCGACAATGACCTCCTCTAAGAAAAAAAGCAGAAAAGACTCCATAACTTTTTCGGACGGAACTAGAATCCCCATGAACACAAGCTCAGCGGGATCTATCCGTCAAAAAGAAGGAAGAGGGATTTCAAAAGTTCCAGAAGAAAAGCAAATCACAGAACTTCCACAAGAAGTTGTTGAGGAAAAAGACCAATACGACGACCTTCCTTATCCTCCTCCAAGTAAAAATAAAGTTTTTAGAGAACTTTGGGCGAGGGGAATTGAAAACATAACTAACAGGGACAACTTCGATGAGACCCACCTGACTCTTTTTGAAACCTACTGTCATTGTCTTGTAAACTTGAGACGACTAGATGAGTTCATTATGCAGAACGGACAGACCTATAGAGTTGTTACCGTTACGGGAGAGATAAGAAGAACACACCCCGAAGTTCTTGAGAGAAATAAAACTGTGAGTCAGATTGCACAGTACGCCAAACTTTTAGATTTACTTCCCAGCAAAGATAAAGTTAAAAAAGCAAAAAAAGAAGAAAAGGAAGATTGGTCCTGAAATTTCAAAAGGGAGGTTTTTTAAAATGCAAAGGAGACTGTTGCGATTGCATTGAAGTTATCAAATGCATAAGTGACACGGGGGAAGAAGCCGAAGTTGTGGCCATCTGGTATACTAAGGTTAATGGATGGAACTATCGACAGGTTTCTAACGAAACTCAATTTAGGATCTCAAAGAGACAATACCCGTTATGGAGAAAACTAAAAATAAAACTGGGATAGGCCACAATGAAGTTTGACAAAGATACTCACCCTTTCTGCTACAAGGGAGATCAGTACGCTAAAGACGTTGTGGAGAGACGTATAACCTGTTGTAAATATATCATCTCTGCGTGTGAGCGCTACCTAAGAGATGTTGATAACAAAGACGCAACTTTTTATTTCGATAAAGACGCCGCAGAAAAATATCTTCGTCTTGTGCAGAAGTTCCACCACGTAAAAGGTGTATGGAAGACCAAGAACATGGTTTATGAGCCATGGCAGTGCTGGGAGTCCATGAACATCATGGGCTTTAAAAATAAAGATACACATTTTAGAAGATTCAGAACAGCTCACTTAGAAGAGGCCCGAGGAAATGGAAAATCAGCAAAGGCATCTGGAGCTGTACTTTATTTTCTAGCTCTTGATGACCCCAACGGAAACTATATTTCCTGTGTAGCGACAAAAACAGAACAAGCAAGGATCGTTCTTGATGACGCTAGAAACATGGCCAAGAAAAATCCCTCCTTCTTAAGAGCCAATGGAGTAAAAGTTCTTGCTCATAAAATTACTCATGAGGCTAGCAACTCAGTGGCCCGAGCACTCTCTGCTGACTACGGAGGAATGGACGGACTCAACGATGTTCTTGCGGTATGTGACGAGCTTCACGCAATGAACAGACAGACTTTCGAAGTTATCACTTCCGGTATGAGTAAAAGAAAAGACTCACTTCTTCTTTGCATCACTACAGCGGGAAGCGATACGAACTCTATTGGATATTTTCAAAGTGTGTATGCAAAGAAAGTTGCTACAGGAGAAGTTCATGATGATTCCTTCTTTGCTGCTGTATACACTCTAGATGAAGACGACTACTGGGCAGACGAAAGTGTTTGGATAAAAGCAAATCCAAATCTAGGAGTCTCTGTTGACATCGACTCACTAAGAGCAAAAGTAGATAAGGCTCTCGTAAGTCCTTCTGACATTCCTAACTTAAGAATTAAACATTTCAATCAGTGGATCAGTGAGGCCAACGCTTTCTTTGATATCAAGGCGTGGGATAAGTGCGAAGATAAAACATTGAAGATAGAAAAATTTAAAGGCAAGCCAGTGAGACTTGGAATTGATATGGCGTCTCACATAGACATTTCTTCAATTGGATATATTTTTAAAGATGGTGATAGCTACATTTTGTTCGACAAGAGTTTCTTGCCAGAAGAAACAGTTAAGCAAAAAAATAATCCTTTTTATGAAACCTGTATTGCAGACGGAAGTTTGATTCAAACAAAAGGCGCGGCGATTAGTTACGACTTAATAAAAGAAAATCTGATACAAGCAAAAAAAGATTTCAAAGTTCAAGAATGTTATTTTGACAGTTGGAACGCAAACCAAATGGCTCAAGATCTTTCTAAAGATTTAGAGATGGTAAAATTTGCTATGAACACCGCTAACCTCTCGGAGCCGATGAAAAAACTTGACGCTCTTTTAAGAGAAGGAAAAATAAAACACAACGGATCAGGATTACTTCGTTGGTGTTTAGGGAACGTCGTAGCGAAAGAAGATCACAACGGAAACGTATTCCCCAGAAAGTCTCACGAGAAACTAAAGATCGACCCAATTGTAGCTTTGCTCATGGCGCTTGCTGGATGGCTAGCTAATCCAGAGTTGGGGTCGGTATATGATACTCGCGGTGTAAGAACATTATGACCGAAGAGTGGAAAAACATCCTTGAAACTAAATCTAGGTACAGCATTAGTAATCTTGGAGGGATAAAAAATAATAAAAGAAATAAAATAGTATCTGCGTCCAAGACTCCTTCAGGGTACTTATTCTCTAGTTTATTTTTAGGGAGTAAGAACTACTATAAGCGTTTCCCCATTCATAGATTAGTAGCCAAGTATTTTGTAGCAGGGGATAGCTCTCTTCAGGTAAACCATAAAGACGGGAATAAAAGTAACAATCACTTTGAAAACCTTGAGTGGGTTACAGCAAGTCAGAACGTTCAACACTACTGGGATGGCAAGAAGACCCGAGAACAAGCCAAATAATTTATACAGCGCCGCAGTATATTTAATTTTTTAACTTTAGCAGTCTTTACTTGGGCTTGAAAACAACTCAATGTATGAAGTAGTGAGGAGCTTACATGCCTAATTTACTCGACTTCAAAGGTGTTAAAGCGGGAAGCCCCTTGAAAATTTTGTCTAAGACTGAGACCGAAGCCGAGATCGTTATCTACGATCAGATCGGCGGAGGATTTTGGACCGAAGGAATTTCTGCCAAACAATTTTCTGACGAGTTAAAAAAACTCCCAGACTCAATAAAAAATATTAGCGTCAGAATAAATTCTCCTGGAGGAGATGTTTTTGACGGAATCACAATTTACAATAGATTGAAGCAACACAAAGCTAAGAAGACTGTTTACATCGACGGTCTTGCTGCGAGTATCGCTTCGATCATTGCTCTTGCTGGCGACGAAATTATTATCGGAGACGGCGCTCTTTTTATGGTCCACTTGCCTTGGACTTTTGCCATGGGCAACAGAACAGAACTCGACAACGTAATCAATCGTTTGACTGACGTTGAAGAGCAAATGCTCGGGATCTATGGAAAGAAATCAAAAATTTCTCGCACAGAGATGCGAGCACTACTCGAAGCAGAAACTTGGATGAATGCGGATGACGCAATTGAAAAAGGTTTTGCCGACAAAAAATCAGAAGAGACATTTGCCATGGCGGCAAGTGCTTTGAAGTCTCCTTGGATTAACAAGATGCCAGAGAAATTCGTTTCTCAAACTGATGTTGTTCAAGAGAAAATTACCGCTTTAAGAAAAAATCTTAATGCCCGTCTTGCTCGTAAATAACGTAGCTCGGCTTAAGAAAAAGTAACTAAATTTAAAAAGAAAGATAAAAGGAGAATTAAATGACACCAGAACAAATTAGAGCAAGACTTGCGGAAATTTCTGCTGCGTTGAAAGGCATCGAAGATGCTAAAGGCGAAGACGGATATTCTGCTGAACAAATCACAGAAATCAACGGACTCAGCGAAGAGTTCGAAGGACTCAACGTTCAATTAGACGCTGCTGAAAAGCTCGCTAATGCACAAGCAAAAGCTAACGCTTCTGCTGGACGTAAAACAACTACTGGCGACGCACCTCGCATCCAAGTAGGACAAAACCTTGCAACAAAAGTTGGCGGTTTCCCTACTGTGGGCGAGTGGCTCATGGGAGTTAAAAAAGCAGGTCAAACTGGCGAGATCGACCCTCGTTTCCGTAACGCCTTGATTAAAGAATCAGTTGGCGAAGACGGCGGTTTCCTTGCTCCTGAAGAACTCAGCGCAGGAATCTTGAAAAAATTGGAAGGCGATGAGTCTCTCATGAGCCGCACCAACAACCTTCAAGTAAGCGGCAACACTCTCACTATCAACGTTGACGAAACTCAACCTTGGAACGGCGGAGTAACTGCTTCATGGGTTGGCGAAGGCGCGACAATTGCTTCTAGCAAACCTGTTTTCAAACAAGCTTCTTGGAGATTGCAAAAACTCGCAGCTCTTGTGAACGCTACTGACGAGATGTTGGACGATGCAGTTGCATTGCAATCTTACATCAATGCAGCAGCTCCAAATGCAATCATGCATCAAGTTAACAAAGCTATCCTCACTGGTAACGGTGTTGCTAAGCCTTTGGGAATCTTGAACAGTCCTTTCACTGTTACTCAAGCTAAAGAAGTTGGACAAGCGGCGGATACTGTTAAGGCAGAAAACATTCTTAACATGTACTCTCGCATGTTCCCAATGAGCCGCTCGAACGCAGCTTGGTACATCAACCCAGCAGTTGAGCCTCAACTTCTTGGTCTCAAAGATGGCGCTGGCCAGTACATCTACTTGAGCCCAGGTGGACAAATGAACGCAACTCCTTACGGATTGCTTCTTGGCCGTCCTGTAATTCCTTTGATGGGCGCAATGCCTGCTTTGGGTGACGTTGGTGACATCGTGTTTGCTGACCTTAGCTACTACTACATGATCCGCAAGGCATCTGGAGTTAAGTCTGCTACAAGCATTCACTTGAACTTTGACAAAGAGATCACATCTTTCAGATTCTCTCTTCGTCTCGACGGTAAGTCTCCCTTCCAAGCTCCTGTAACAACAGAGTTCGGAAGCTACAGCATGTCGGCGTTCATCAACCTCGAAGCTCGATAATTTTTAACAGGGGCCTAGCAGTGAGAACCGCTGCTAGGCACTCCCTTATAGGTTCTTAAGATAAAAAATAAAATTCAAAGGAGAATTTAAAAATGGAAAAGTTTTTAGCAGAAGATAAAGCACTAAAAGCGGTTGTAGGCCCAGTAGATTTAAACACTGCTGCTGTCACAGGCGCACGAGTAAACATTAAAAATGCAAAACGAGTTACTTTCGTTTGTGTGTTAGCCGCTGGAACCAGCACTACCACTCACGGATTTACTTTGAGACAGCACACTGCCGCTTCCAGCGGATCAAGTGCCGACCTCTCTGTAGATAACCCCTACTACCACAAAGTTGGAGCAGCTACTGTTTTCACAAAAGTAACTCCAGGTTCTGCGGCAGCAGCTTACGACCTCCACGCTCTCTTGGCAGACTCTGCTAGCATCGTGGTTTTCGAAGTTCTTGCTGAACAACTCACTGACGGGTACGGATGGGTGTCTGTTGACACTGCCGATTCTGGCGGAGCACAGTTGGGAACTATCCTCGCACTCGTAGACACAGAATTTAAACCTGCCTACGCGCTCGCAGTATAATTAAAGATTCATTTGTTACTGGGCGACAGGGTTAAACCCCTGTCGCCTATTTTTTAGGAGAATACATGTCAAAAAAACATAAAGAGTCACACAAGAAAATTGAGAGGGAGTCTGCTCCAGAAGTTGTTGTTGAGACCCCAGATAGTGACAGCTCTAAAGTTAAAATGATTTTTACAGAAGCTAAGTTTTATAATGATTCAGAAAATCCGATTTTCGAACCTAACAAAGTTTACGAACTTGAAGGAGCGGATTGGATTCAAAGATGGGTCAAACGCGGCGGAGCAATTGTTGACGAAAAAACAAACAAACCTGTGCCTGCTGACGGTGACAAGGAAGAAAAAGTCGAAGAGACTGTTTCGAATGAAGATGCTTTCACAGAAGAGGATGCGAAAGAGGACTCCGACAACTTTTAAACCTCTTTCTACTTTGTTTATAGATGTAAGAGGTTTACATGGGACTTATTAGAAAGTTGCTCGCTAGGATAACAACCACAGGGAAATATATTTTTTCCGCTCGTAGACCTTTTTGGTCCCGAGCAAATACGGTAGTAAGTGAAAATTCTGCTATGCAGATTGCGGCTTTTCATAGAGGCCTTATCTATATTTCTTCTCAGATTGCTAAACTTCCTTGGGATGTAAAAGACGTAGAAAATAAAGTTGTGAGAGGACCGATATCGGATCTTCTCAATCTTTCTCCAAACCCAGAAATGAACGCCTTTCGTTGGCGTCTGTGCATGGTGCAAAACGCAATCATACACGGCAATGCTTACGCTGAAATTGAGCGTGACGGACTTGGAAGACCTATAGCTCTCTGGCCTCTTGAGTCCTCAAGAATGTGTCTTGAGAGAACAACAGAAGGAAGGCTCATATATTCTTACGCAGATCCCGAGAAGGGGACTATCTATCTTCTCCCTAGAGATGTTTTTCATCTACCAAATTTTCACACTAGAGACGGACTCGTAGGACAAGGAATCATTGCCTATGGAGCGGAAGTCTTAGGAATACAAATTGCCGCTGACCAAATGGCAGCGGGTATCTTTCACAACTCAGGAGTTCCTTCTGGAGTTCTTACTCACCCAGGAACACTCTCTGATGAAGCGTATAAACGCTTAAAAGATTCTTGGGCCGAACAGCAAGGCGGAAAGAAATCTGGATCAACTTCTATCCTAGAAGAAGGTGTAAAATACGAGCCGACAACTGTTGACTCTGATGCACTTCAATTCTTGGAAAGTAGACAATTCGGAGTTCTTGAAATAGCTCGCTTCCTTGGAGTTCCTCCAACAAAACTTTTTGACGTAACAGCAGCTACCTACTCCAACGTCGAACAATCAAACTTAGAAGTTGCCACGGACACTTTAGATACATGGGCAACAAACTTGGAAATGGAAGCCGATGTTAAAATTCTAAACAACAGGTACGGAGGAAGATTCACGGATATTGATCTTTACTCTATCTTCAGAGGCGACATGAAAACTCGCTCTGATTATTTCAAAGCAATGATGTCTGTAGGAGCTATAACTCCAAACCAAGTTAGACAAAGAGAAGGTCTTCCAGGATACGGAACAGACGGAGACAACTACTACATTGCCACAAATAACTTCACTCCAGTAAAACGAATTGACGAAGTTATTGATGCCGAAATAACTCAAAAAACTAAGCCCGCAGCAGTAACCAACAACGCTCCTTCAGAACCTAAAACCAAGGCTCAAACCGAAGAAGATAAAAAACTACAAGAAGCCGTAGTTAGAGTTCTTCTTTCTGGGAAGTGAGGACATAAGTGGAAAGCCAAGTTCTCCTATTAGCCCTCATAAAAAAAGTAGAGGAAAAATTAGAAGAACTTAACGATCTCTCGACTGTAAAACCCATGAGGGGGAGGCAAGGGCCTCCAGGAAAAGATTTCGATATTGATGAGCACAAAGAAACTCTCAGAGCTTGGGCAAAAGAATTTGCTATTAAGTTTGAAGATTTTACTTCCGAGCAAATAGAAAGTCTCAAAGGCCCTAAAGGATCTGATGGCCGAGACGGAAGAGACGGTCGAGACGGAAGAAGTTTTTCTCTAGAAGAACATAAGGAATATTTTGAAACTCTATCTAAGAGTATGGCGTTGAAGTTTGAAGACTTCACTGACTCTCAAATAGAATTATTGAAAGGCCCCAAAGGGGACGCAGGGAAAGATTTCAGTTTCGAGGAATCTCAAGAGGACATAAAAAGTATCTGCAAAGATATTATCAAATCCTCAATAGAAACCCTCAAGCTTCATTTCTCTGACTTAAGTGCAGAAGACATTGAACAACTCCGAGGCCCTCGTGGCCGAGACGGAAGAGACGGTCGAGACGGAAAAGATTTTGTTCTCGAAGAACACCTCGAATATTTCAACACACTAAAATTAAAATTTACAGACCTCACTGAGGAAGAAGTAAACAAGCTCAAGCTTCAATTCTCTCACCTCACTGAGGAAGAAAAAGATTCTCTAAAATTAAAGTTCTCGGATCTCTCCGAAGAAGACAAAGTTTTACTCAGAGGTCCACGAGGTCAAAGAGGGAAAACAGGAGAGCAAGGGGATTCTATTCAAGGCCCCAGAGGAGAAAAAGGAGAGAAGGGGGATTCCGTAAGAGGAGACCCTGGACCCCGAGGAGTAAACGGTAGAGACGGCAGAGACGGAAAAGATGGGACCGACGGAGCTGATGCTCCTTATGTAACTTCGATAGGGGTAGAACAAAATAAAGACGAAGTAGAATTTGTTTTTGAGTTCTCCGACGGAAGTGAAATTAAAACAGACCCAGTAAAACTTCCTAGACCAAATTCCTATGTGGCGGGTGGAGGACGAAGTTCTTCATCCAGCGGAGGAATAAGTACCTACGCTAATTTTGCATCTCTTCCCTCGGGACAACCTGACGGATCGGTAGCAATAACTTTAGACACTCACCAACTTTATATTTACAACGAAGGAACTACCACATGGACTCTATCAAGCGGGTCTGGCGGAAGTTCTGGACTAGACTTAGTTTCATATACGCAATTCGGAGGATTTTAATTTATGACTGCGACTCCTATTTTCCCTCAAACAATAAAAACAAACGTTGCGCAGATTCTTCCTGCGGATACGACTACCTTAAAGACGCTTGTTACTCCTCCAACTAACGGAATAAGGATAGACAATATTATTGTGTCTAGTACAGATACTTCTGCGAAAGATTTACAATTCGTGCTATCTGTATCTGGAACAGACTATGTAGTGGGAACTTTATCAATCCCAGCTAACTCGGGATTTACAAACTCAGTTCCTTTGGTTTCTGTGTTTGCACACTCACAGTTCATAGGACTCAATACAGACTTGAACGGAAACAAAAATTTACACTTAGCAAGTGGGGCCGTTCTTAAAGTAAAATCTTTAACTACTGTTACAACTGCAAAAGCAATTTCTATAGTAGCTCAGTGCGGAGAGTATTAAAAAATGTTTGGAGTAATAAACCCAGCAGTTAAAAACATCTTGCCTCAAAGCAACGAATGGAAGGGAGTGCAAACTTACACTTCCTTATTGTTGGGATCTACTCCTTCTAACCAAATTTATTTACGAAACGCTAATGCGGCTACGGCGGCATCTACAGTTCAAGCTTCTCCTTCTATTAAACTTAGAGGAAGCGCATGGGCGTCTTCTCCTGCTTTAAGTTCTACGATAGATTTCGATGAGTTTGTTCTTCCTATTACTGGAACAACAAATCCAGTTAACGGATTGCTTAGAAAAAGATATTCACAAAATAACGGAGCAGCAGTAACTATTGAGGACACATATGCTCTTGACCCAGCGGGGTCTGCGGGAAATGCGAAAAGAATTTTCAATGGTATTTACGAGATAAGTGCAAACATATCTTCTACTGTAGGAACTCTTCAACACTTACTTTTTACAAACCCTAGCGGAAGCAAATCAAACATTGGGTTTAAGTTCGGCTCCACTATAAAGTCAGCGTTCGGAATAGATGCAAGCGGCACTATAGATTATCGAGGATTGATGCATACTTTCTTTATTGGAAGTACGGCAGAGTCTTCAAGCCAGATAGTTCAAATCTATGGCGGAGGAATTTATAATAACGGAGCTTCTTATAACACTGGCGCTGTAACTGGGGGACAAGCCGACACAGGAGCAAGTGTTTCTCTTTCCGCCTATGGAGGTTTTGCAGGCAAGGGAGTTTTAACAACCTCCGCAACCTATACCTTTGGAAATGAACTCGTAGAATACGTGGACGGAGATGCCGCGTTTGAATGTAGTGGAACGGCCACAGCGTGTAATACATATTTATCTTCTGGAACTTGTACACCCCACGCACTAGCGGGATGCTCTTGGTTCGCAGGAAATGATTGTGCTACTTTCAATGGAAACCAAAGCGGATGCGAAGGACAAAGTCCTTGCGTATGGGAAACATCTTCTTGTCACGCCTACGACACAGATCAAACCACTTGCCAAAGTACCTCTGGATGTACATGGAACTCTACTGACTGTTCGTCTTTTGCTACCGACCAATCAACATGTGAAACAGGCCACAACTCAATGTGTACTTGGAACTTTAGTAGCTGCTCTGATTTCAATTCTCAGTCTCAAGGAACTTGCGAAGGAAATCCTGGATGTTCTTGGACAGGAGCTGACTGCCACGCATTCGATGGCACTGATGAATCTACTTGTACAACGGGACATACTGGATGCTCGTGGGATGGCAGTCTTTGCAACGGGGTATATGATGAAGCAAGCACTTGTGCTGGACAATACAACACCTCTTGCACTGGAACATTCACAGAGTGTACTGGATCTTTCCCAACTGGAAACTGTACAGGAACCTACGGAGCTGCCTGCCAAGGAACTGCATCTTGTGGGAATTTAACTGATGACGGAGAAACACTGTGCGAACTAGAGTCTGGGTGTACTTGGGTATCAGGCGCGACGTATACTCTTCCTGTTTCATCTATAGCAAACAGAGGAAACACCTCAAGAATTTATAAAGTAAAAAACATAGGAGCTTCGGCCAATGTCAACGTAGTTGCTGGAGCAGGGGACACACTTGAGAGTTCAATAAGTCTATCTCCAGGAGATGCTGTAGAACTTCATCACTATTCTAAATCGGCTTTTTGTTCTCCCTTCTCTACGGAAGGAACGTGTTTTGCAAACACTGGTTGTTCTTGGACCTTTAAGTCGTGCTCCGATTTTGCAGCAGATGAGTCTACGTGTAATGGAGCCTCTGGTTGTTCATGGGACGGCAGTAACTGTACTGGAACTTACTCAGGCACTGATGGAACATGTAGCGGGACGTATTTCGTCTCTAAAAAATGGTACAAAATAGGGAGCTTTTAAATGGCATTAGAACTAAATGAGAAACTTATCGAAGCAACTCTAGCTCAGAGAAATCCAGAACCAGAGTATATGATCCGCTTGTCAGGTGACGAGGTATTTGCCAGAGAGCAAATTGCCGAGAAAAAAGAACAGTTAAAAGAAGATCTCTTAAAAGAGAAAAATAGCCACGAAACCCACATAAGCCATTTGCAATCAAGGCTTGAAAAAATTAGTACCCTATTACAGGCGATAGGAGAATAAATGCTTTTACTAAACGAGAAAAATTTTAACGAGACCCTCAAGGAAAACCCTAAACTCATAGTTCTTTTTTATAGGGAAAAAGGTTGTTCACACTGTGATAAATTTAAACCGATTTTTCAAAAGTATTCTGAGACCTCAGAAGAAGTTTGCGGCATGTATGCGTTGGGAGATTCCCCCGACTCAGTAGCTACAGCGGAGCTTGTAAAATCCTTCCCCACAATTGTCTCTTATCTTGAAGGCCAAATATTTAAGGTAGAAAAAGGAGCAAATGTAAAACTGGAAGATATGTTCAAGCCCGTAATAATTCCAATTGAGAAGTCGAGTCTTCTTGATCTGCTCACACAAGAGGCCCAACTTATTGACGCTATTTTTCCTTTGAAGCAACACCTTTTAAAAATACAGGAAGAGATTAAAAAAAGAAAAAATGTCTAACGATTGCGGAACCTGCTCATGGCTAGATATAGTTAAGAATGCGGGCGTTGCTGTGAAAAAAGCTATCTCTTACGCAATAGAAAACGGAGAGATTGCTTTAGAGGAAGACAAAGTTAAGAAGAGACTAGACATTTGTTTATCTTGTCCTTTTCTAAATGGTAATAGGTGTAGGGCCTGTGGATGTTTTGTAGAATTAAAAGCTGCCCTTGCCTCAGAAGATTGTCCTAAGAAAAAATGGGAGGCAGTACAATGTTAGACACACTTTCGAACGTAAAATCTAGACTAGGGATTACGACTACAGACTACGATACTTTTCTTACTCAGCAGATAACTCTTATCTCTGATGTAATTGAAGCCTATTGCAGAAGAAAATTTACTTCAGCAACTTGGGTCCAAACTTTCTACAAGCAAGAAATAAAAGACCCCAAGAATATTGAGCTTTACCACTTTCCCCTTATTTCTGTTTCAGGAATAACCATTGATGGGGTAGCTCTTACTGTGGATGAGCTTGCAAACCTAACTCTTCATAAACCCACTGCAAAAATTAGAAGAGAAGACGGGTCTTGGATCTACGGCGACAAGGTTGTTGTAACTTATGTTGCAGGATACGCCACAATACCTTCAATAATTCTTTCTGTTCTGGATTCTCTAGTTCAAGAAAGATACAACAAAAAAATATCTGGAGTAGATTTAAACTTCGGAAGCGATGTTCAACGTATTTCAATTCCTGGAGCAATCTCGATTGACTTCGATTACTCACTCTCAAACAACGAAAGAAAATCTTCTTACGGATCAATCATAGGAAGTCAGGCAAATATTCTCGACGACTGGAGAAGTGAGCGCTCAGTGATTGGATCAGGTAAACTAGAATTTGTGGTAGGAGCATAAGATGTTAAAGACAGCTTTCAATGCGCTTACCCGCCTTCACTCTCGTCCCGCTGTATTGAAGCGTCTTGGAAACCCTGACATCTATTCTTTAATCAGAATCACTCCCTCAAACTATTTTAGATTTTTAAGGGGGCCTGAATACACAACTGTAAAAGGAGTGGAGTTCATAATACCAAAAGACACAATGGTAGGTCACGTCGCTCAGAAACTTGTTCTCAATAAAGTTCCTGACGCTGGAAATTTTAAAATAAGTTTCGGAGTTCTTGAAACCACAAGTCTTCCGTTCAACACAAATGCAGCGGCAATCCAAACAGCGGTAAGACTTCTCTCTGGGCTCAACAATGTTGTAGTCACTGGAGATTTCACAAATGGATTTGTTTTCACGTTCGTTGGAAGTTCTGCTCCTGTAACTTTAGGTGACATCACTAACAGCACTCTTGCTAATGGAGCCGACACTTCTTTGACAGACACTTGGACAAGACAGAACACCCCTTGGGATAAACTAATCCTTAAAGGGGACAGAATAGTGGACGGAAGTAGCCAATGGTCTGTGGATGAGATTGTTCACATGCATGACGTTGGGGCGGAACTCATGGGATATAGGTGTCGATGTGACTAGCTTCTCTGTGGAAATGTCAGTAGAGGAAAACGGATTTGTCCAAACAAATAAAGGATATATCCGAGACTCCAAAATGGAGTACGCTGACATTCTAAAATGGACTAAATCTCAATTGATTACAATATCTGAACAAGTCCTGATTGAGGAACAAGGAAGAGGATTCGATAAAAATCCTGTAATACTTGTGGACGGGAAAAAAGGAAAAAGTATTTCTGAAGTCCACCCACTAGGATCAATTGAGTTTGTATCAAGACAAGATTTCGGAGAAATTCTTCTCAATGCCTATAACGAAATTGTTTTATCTTCTAAAGTTTTGACTGGAAGGTATCAAGCATCTCACCAAGTTGTTTGGAATAAAACTACAGTCGCCACGGATCTTCTTTCTCTTCTTTCTTGGATAAAAACAGAACCTCAGATTAAAGTTTCTGACACCTTGATGATTATCAATACACAACCCTACGCAAGAAAACTAGAGCTTAGGGGAGTAACTGCTGGAAGAACTTCCATGAATAAAAAAGAGAGGACGTTTAAACGCAAGGGAGTTACCAAAAAGATAGTTGTTAACAAGCCAAATGGTACATATCAATTAGCTTTGAGAAGAGTTAAAAGTAAATTTAAAAACAATGTGGGTGTCTTTTTTAAATTCCTACCAGGATCTTTCTTAGGTCTTTCTGGAAGCTTTAAAAATGGTAAGGATCAAAAATCTATAGGGCGACCATATTTATATCCCGCTCTAATTTTTAAAATAGGCGCGGAGGGGCTTTTCTAATGTCTAGCTCAGTAGTAAGGGCAGCAATACGAAACTTTTTAGATGCAGAGTCCAGCGAAGATGTTGTGGACATGACAGGACACTTCGAGGATTTAAGGGAGCTTTTGTTGCAGAACAACATTGATCCTGATGCTCCGTGGCTAGGATTAGATTTTTCTACTGACGGGGAAGAGCCTGTGTCTTTAACAGCGGATAATGGAAAAGGGCTTTATAGAGAATACGGACTCATCCTTCTCCATGTGTGCGCTGTGGCAAAAATAGGAGTTGGTGCCAGCTTAGAGGAAAGAGGCGAAATTCTTTTGAATCTTTTCAGGGGCCGTAGAATTGGCGCTGTTGTTGTCGAGAGGGTAAGCCCTATAAACACAGGTCCAGGGGCTACTTTAGAGTTTGAGGCAGGCTACGTCTCAGGGACTGTCACTGTACAATATTACTGTGACAAGACTTTGGGGTGAAATATGTTTTTGGAGTCATTTACATTAAACAAAAATTTAAGCAATATAAAAAAGAAAGAAGGGGCTAAAAATGTCATCATCAAATCTTGTTCGAATTGGGTATAAAAAGGAAGTTACCTATGGGGTGACACCCGCTGCGGTTAAGGCCACAAAGGTTTTACAAGACATAACTTGGTCAGCAGTAAAGGGCGGATCTGAAGGAAACGATTTTCAAATTGAATATTTGAACACAGTTTCTGCTGGATCTGAAACCATTACAATCGCTGGGAATAAAATCACTGTTAACATGGATGGCGTAACAACAAAATCTACTGCTACACAAATCATGGCCGCTGTGTCTGCTGCCGCTGCTGCTCTTGCAACTCTAGGAGTTAGTGCAACTCTTACTGGAACAGGCGCAAACGAACAAGACGCCGCTGCTGTTTCAAACTTTACTGGAGGATCTGGAAGTTTCAAAACAGCTAGATTTACTTCAGAGCAATATTCAGGAACTCCTGAAACAACTGAATCTCAACAAATTAGATCTGATCGTTTGTCCTCTGGACAAGTTGTTACAGGCCTAGCTGTTGAGGGAGGTCACAACTTTGAATTAGCTAAAGAAGAAGCCATTGAAGATTTCATGGAATCTGCAATGTATAATTCTTGGGTAACTTCTTCTTTGAAGTCTGCAACTCAAACTATCAACACAACAACTAAAGTTTTGTCTCGATCAGCAGGAAGCTACATTGATGACGGAGTAGTTGTTGGTGACTTCTTAAAACTTACAAACTTTGCGACTGCTGCCAACAACACAATCGTAATGGTTATGGAAGTAACTTCCGCAACTTCTCTTAAAGTTGCAATGCCTGTTGGAATGGTGGACGTAGTTGCAGATGCTTCTAACTTCCAAGTTTGCGACAAGCTCTCAATCGGAACTACTAAAAAATCTTTGACTGTTGAAAAAACTTTCACAGACCTCACAACAAAAGCTTTGATCTACAAAGGTTGTATCGTAAGCGAAATGGAATTGAACGTTGAGTACGGAGCACTCGTTACTGGAATGTTTAAAACTATGGGTAACGACTACAGTTCAGCAAACGCTGCTTCTGAGTTCGCTTCTTACCTAGAGTACATTTCCGATTCTGCTACTACTCAATCTCTCAACGGATCTGTCGATATGCCTTTCTTGGCGACAAACGTAACTGGATCTTGGGAACAAGATGAGTTCTGTATTCAAAGCTTGAAGTTGTCACTCAACAACAACTTAACTGCCTTGAACTGTATCGGACTTTCTGCTCCCGAAGATTACTCTCCAGGAACAGCTCAAATTTCTGCGTCGTTGTCTAGCTACTTGAAAGATTCGAACTGGGATATGTTGGCCCTCAAACTTTCTCAGGCTCCTTTCTCTCTAGGTTTCGAAGTAAGTAACTCAGACGGTTGGTACGGATTCTATATCCCAGCTCTCCAAGTCTCTTTCGACGACCCTCAGTCAGCGGGACAAAACCAACAAGTGTCTATGGACATGACTGGCGTTGGCCGCGTTGGGTCAAACGGAGAATCGTCTTTGACTATTTACCGTGAGCCTGCGTAACAGAATTTAAAATAGATGGCCTGGAAGATGTTAACATTGACCAGGCCATTTTTTTAGCTAAGAAGGTAACAAGATGAAAACTAATCTAGATAAATTTTTTAAAGCAAATTCTGGACTTGAGCAAGACGGCGTTGACTTTGATATCGGAGAAGGAATCTCCTTCAAGGTTCGTAGATTCGGCCCATCAAACGTAAAAGTAAAAGCGGCGATGGCAACTCACTACAAGCCTTACGCAAAGCAAGTTGAACTCGGAACTCTTCCAGCAGAAAAATCTCTAGAGATTAACGCTAAAGTTTTCGTAGATACTTGTTTAGTTTCTTGGGAAGGAGTTCTCGACGAAGCTGGAAAACCTCTTGAGTTTAACAAAGAGAACGCATTGAAGTTGTTTAAACAGCTTCCAGATCTTTTCGAAACCCTTTGGAAACACGCCAACAGCTTTGAGAACTATAAAGAAGATTTGGGAAACTCCTAGAAAGACATATCAAGTGGTCTTTCAAATGGAAAAAAGAACTTGAGACTGGCCTCTACTACGATCTCTTAGCTAAGGGATTTATAAAAGCGCCAGAAGATTTTGAGCCCGACATAGAGGGTTTTGAGTTTTACTTTGACGCATTTTCCGAGCTATCCACTTCTCGAAGTTTTGGGATGGGAGTAGGACCAATTCCATTCACGGCGATACATAGTTATTTTGACATCTATGGTCTAGAAGATTTTGAAGACTTCTCCTATGTCATAAGGCGTATGGACAAAGTATACTTAGAGTTGAATAATAAAGAAGATGTAAAAAGCAGTAGCAAGGGAGGCAAGAAGGCTAATGTCGGAAACAAAAAGAGTAATAAAAATAGTCGTTGATACTCAGAACGCCAGAGACATTGAAGCCACCTCCAAAAAACTAGACCAACTAAACAGAAGTACAAAATCTCTTGCGGGAGGAATGAGCTATCTAACTACTGCATTTTCTGGATGGCTTGGTTTTCTAGGATTAAGTCAACTCACAAGAATGTCTGATGAGATGCAGAACATTGGAAACCGCTTGAAAATTATCACGGGCTCTACAGAAGCCGCAGCGGAAGCGTTCAGACAACTCACAGAAGTTGCCGACAGAACAAACCAAGGCATTGCTCAAACAGGTGAGATTTATACTCGTCTTGCTGTCTCCCTTAAAGGAGCCAAAGCAACAACTTCAGAAGTCCTCTCTCTAACTGAGAGTTTGATAAATACTTTCCGCGTAGCAGGTGCTACGACAACAGAAACAACAAACACCATTATTCAGCTGGGACAAGCATTTGCTTCGGGAGAACTCCGAGGTCAAGAGCTTCGATCCGTAATGGAACAAAACGCGACCTTAGCAACTTTACTCCGAGAAAGACTCGGAGCCGATATCTATAAGCAAGCTCAAAAAGGATTGATTAAAGTTTCAACTGTTTTGGAAATTTTGGCCCAGAACCAAACCAAGGTAAACGAAGAAGCTAAAAAACTAGCTCCAACATTTGAACAAGTTTTAGTAAAAGCTATGAACAAAGTTCAAATAACAATAAAAGAACTAAACGATAAATATGAGCTTTCTTCTAAGTTCGCAACTGTCTTAGGTTTCGCCACTAAAAACCTAGGAGAAACTCTCGCAGTCATGGGGGCCATTGCTCTAGGAGTTGCGATAACTTCTATCCCTGCACTCTTTAATTCCTTGAAAAATCTCTGGGTAACAATACAAGCATTTGCTTTGACTAACCCTGTGACAGCATCCATTGCAGCTATAGCCACACTTGGAACACTGGCCTACTTAAACTGGGACAGACTGGACGCAAAAATAAAAAGCATGAGAGCTACCATGCTGGACTGGGTAGCAGATTTTAGAGAAATGCAAGTGAGGTTTAGGGAATGGTCAGGAGCTACTAGAACTCCTGAAGCCGCTAAGTCTCTCGAAGAAAGTAAGCGACAAGCTTTGGACGCTCGAAGAGCGGCAAGAGATATTAGATCGGGCCTTGCAAATGACATGTTGAAAAAAGTGTCAGAGCAAGAAGCCAATGACCCAACAAAACAAATGCAGTCTCTCATAGAAAAACTAAAAGCTATGGAAGGCCAAGCCACAAAAGTAAAAAAAGTAAAAGAGATGCTGGGGGAGTTGAACACAGAATACTCCAAAGGCGGAATAACTTTAGATCAATATCACCAAAAAATTATCAGTTTCGATTTGAAGAAATTAAACATCGAGTTTCAGAAAGGAAAAATGGATGTCTTCAAGTACCATGAGCAATTAAGAGATTTAAAAATTGAGGATCTCAACAGACAGCTAGCTACAGGAGCAATTGGGCTACAACAATTTAACAGAGCAGTGGACGATGAGAAATTCAAAGTTCTGAAAGAACAAGTAGACCAAGGAAAAATTAGTCTTGAAGAGTTCAATAAAGAAGTAGCAAAACTAGAAAGCAAATTCTCTGAGTCTTCCCCCATAAGAATGGGCGTGGATAATTACATGAACTCTGTTGGAACTCTTGCAGAAAACATTTCTAGTGGGATCACAAAAACATTATCCGCCATGGAAGATGGGATTGTTCAATTCGTTAAGACTGGTAAATTTAATTTCAAAGATTTTGCAGACACTGTTATTGAAGAAATTATTCGTATCCAAGTTCGAATGGCAATCGCCGGAATTATTAGTAGCATCGTAGGCTCTTTCACAACTTCTTCTGCTGGAGCAACAGACTACGGCGGAGGATCTTACACAAGCGGTGCCAACTATGCTGCCAACGGCGGAGTAATGACAGACAAAGGTATGCTCCCTCTTCACACTTACGCTACAGGGGGAATTGCTCGTAGACCTCAAGTCGCTGTGTTCGGAGAAGGCCGTATGCCAGAAGCATATGTCCCATTGCCTAACGGAAAAAGTATTCCAGTAGAAATGAATGGAGCGAGCGGAGACACAACAGTAGTTGTCAACGTGAACATGGACAGTGGAGCAGAAGACTCCCAAGCTTCTTCTGAAAAAGGAAGAGCCCTAGGAAAAATTATTTCTGCCGCAGTTAAGCAGGAGCTTATTAACCAGAAGCGTCCAGGAGGAATTTTAGCAGCATGAGTACCTTCACATGGGTTAGTGATGTAGACCCGCAAGGAGATGAAAACCCCAGAGTAAACGTTGTTCCTCTCGGCGATGGCTATGAGACTAGACAAGTTTTTGGAATAAATAACAACCTTGAAAAATGGAGTTTAAAATTTACTCTGATAGATAAAACTGAGTACGATGAGATCATTGCTTTCTTGCGTGCTCGGGGAGGACTAGAATCTTTCGACTGGACACCTCCAGACTCTGTGACAGCTATAAAAGTTGTGTGCAGGTCTTGGAGTAAATCAAGACAGAAAGCAAACAGATACACAATCTCCACAGTATTCGAACAAGTAGCGGAGCCAGTATAGAATGACGACCTCTCCCGTTATTACTTCGGAAATTCAAAAACTAGCTCCAGGAGCAATCATAGAGCTTTTTGTTTTGGACACCACAAACCTTAACGGGGATATTTCTTACTTCCATTCGGGCACTAACGGACTTCATCAAAACATAATTTGGCAAGGACAAGAATATACTCGCTATCCTGTAGAAGCCTCTGGATTTGAATACTCGGGAAACGGACAACTACCTCGCCCTAAAATGAAAGTCTCAAATGCTTTTGGAGCAATTACTGCATTGATTCTAGAACTTGGAGATATGGTTGGCTCAAAGCTAATACGTAAAAGAACTTTAAAAAAATGTTTAGACGCTATTAATTTTGAAGGAGGAGTTAACCCTGATGAAGATACCAGCGTGGAATGGCCCGAAGAAATCTACTTCGTAGAAAGAAAAGTAAGTGAAGGACCAGAAATTGTTGAGTTTGAATTAGCCGCGGCTATGGATCTTCAAGGAGTTTTAGTTCCTAAGAGACAAATTATTCAAAACGTATGCCCCTTTGTTTATAGGGGCGCAGATTGTTCCTATGTTGGACCTCCTACTTTTAATTCTCAAGACGAGGCGATGACATTAGCCGCAACTTCTGAGGGACAAGCTCTTTTAGACACCTACCAATTAACACTTATAAAAAAACAAGCTTGGGTGGATGCAATAGCGGCTACCGCTACAGCAAAACAAAACCAAGAATTAGCGTGCGATTACTATAAGACTATAGAGGTGTTTGAAGACCCAGGAGGAGTTTACCCTCCCGTTAACGGAGTTGTAATAAACTACTTGAATCAAGTTTTTGCTTTCAGGGATTCAGTCGCAGTTTCGCTAGGAGCTACCTATAGACTTGGAGAACAAGTAGGGGCGTATGCCAACAGGGTTGGAACAACATATAAAATTCAAGTATGGGAAGTAGACACCGTAGAGTGTTCTGCGAAAACAGATTTGTATGATGCCGCGGTTATTGCTCAAGCTACAGCGTTATCAGAATACGAAACTTCTTTATCAAATTACGCTGCTGCCTTTGCGGCTCTCCCAACAAACGACCCACTTTATTCTTTAGATACTTGTGGAAAAAGAATTACCAGTTGTAAACTGAGATTTGGAGAAGGGAACCCACTTTCATTCGGGGGATTTCCATCAGCCTCGCTGATTAAATAAATTATGGATCCAGAATTAAAACAAGAAATAATAAATCACGCTAAAGGAGAATTCCCTAGAGAGTCTTGTGGCCTTTTATATGTACAAGATGGTGTTGAAAAATACATGCGATGTAAAAATAAAGCAGTCAATCAGATTGATTTTATTTTAGATCCTCTTGACTATATAAAAGTCTCCTCTATTGGAACGGTAGTTGGAGTAGTACACTCTCACTGCAATATTCCTGCAAAACCATCTGAGGGTGACTTAGTAGCCTGTGAAGCCTCTGGACTTCCTTGGCATATTGTTTCTCTCCCAAACGAAACTTGGTACTCGTGGAATCCTAATGGATTTAAAGCTTCTCTTCTAGGAAGAGAATATTTACATGGAGTTCTTGATTGTTATTCCCTTATCCAAGATTGGTACAAAATAAAAAAAGGGATTACTCTTCCTGATTTTGAGAGAGAAGAAGGTTGGGTTGAAAAAGGCCACGACCTCTATATGGATAATTTCTCTAAAGCAAATTTTTATAAAGTAGATATTAATACTTTAAAAGAAGGTGATGTTATTCTTATGCAAGTTGGTAAGTCTAAGATCGTTAATCATGGAGCTATTTATTTAGAAGGAGATATTATACTTCACCACTTAATAAACAGACTATCCTCTAAAGATGTTTACGGTGGATACTGGCGTAAATGCACCAGAGAAGTAGTTAGGTATGGAGGGGAAAAATCTTGAAAAAGAAAATTATTCTTCTTGGAGTTCTTGGAGATAAGTTTGGGGATACTCATTTTCTTTCTGTTAAATCAGTAGGAGAAACAGTTAGGGCACTTAGTGCAAATTTCCCAGACTTTGAAAAATTTCTTACTAGGTCCACAGAAGATAATGTTGGTTACAAAGTTCTTATTGGAAATAATGAAACTGAAAAAAATGAAGAACTCCTTTACCCTGTGGGGAAAGTAGACACCATAACTATAGCTCCAGTTATTTCTGGTTCGGGAGCCGCTTTAAGAATTATAGCAGGCGTAGTTCTGGTAGCAGCGGGAGCTGTAATATCCTATTTTGGAGGAGGAGCTGTTGGTGGACCTTTAATAGCTATTGGTATCGGACTTATAGTAGGGGGAGTTGTACAGCTATTAACCCCTGTACCTAAAATATCCGGCCCCGAAGAAAAAGAAGCTAACAGACCCTCTAAGTTTTTTAACGGACCAGTGCAAACAACCGCACAAGGCCAGCCTGTTGCCGTATTTTATGGAGAAGGAATTATTGGAGGCGCTGTAATAAGCGCTGGAATATCTGTGGAGGACATGCCTCTCAATGAGTAAAAAAATTATAAGAGGATCTGGAGGAGGCAGCGGAGGGGGTAGTCCTCGCACTCCTGTAGAAAGTCAAGACTCCCTAAGATCAAGATCCACCGCAAGAATTCTAGATTTAATCTCCGAGGGAGAAATCGAGGGTGTTGTAGGCGGGAACAAAGGAATCTATTTAGATGAGACTCCTCTAGAGAACGAAGATGGCACGACTAACTTCCAAGGCATAGAAGTAACCACTAGAGAAGGAACTCAAGACCAAACATTTATTCCTGGATTTAATACAGTTGAGAATGAATTTTTTATAAATGTAAAAATTATAAAAGATGTTCCAATTGTTAGATCTATTGTAAACCCAGAAGTAGACGCAGTAAAAATAAGAATAGCTGTTCCTCAACTAACCACTCAAAGTACAAACACTGGTGACATAAGTGGGTTTAGTGTTAATTATAAAATTGAACTTCAATCAAATGGCGGGGGCTACGTTGAAGTTTTAGACCAAACAATAACCGGAAAAACTACAAGCAAATATCAACGCTCTCACCTTATTGATCTTACAGGGGACGCTCCTTGGGATATAAGAGTAACTAGAATTACAGATGATGACGCTTCAATAAATCAACAAAGTGGAATTTACTTTGAAGCTCTCACTCACATAATAAATGCAAAACTTAGATACCCTAACAGCGCATTAGTTGGAATTAAAATTGACTCTTCTCAGTTTAGTAACGTACCTCAAAGAGCTTACAAAACTAGAGGCATTAAAGTAAGGATTCCAGACAACGCGACTGTTAATGATGTCGATGGGTCTCTAACCTACTCTGGAAGTTGGGGCGGAGATTTTGTAATAGCTTGGACAACAAATCCAGCATGGATTCTTTACGACTTACTTATTTCGGAAAGATTTGGACTTGGTAGCTATCTAACTGAGGATCAAATCGACAAGTGGGGACTCTACACTATAGGACGATACTGCGACGAAAGAGTGGATAATGGATTTGGAGATACCGAGCCAAGATTTAGTTGCGGCCTTTTGTATCTGCAAGAGCAAACAGAAGCTTTCACGGCTATTCAAAACATAACAACTATTTTTAGAGGAATGAGTTATTGGGCTACTGGATCTATAGCAGTTACTCAGGACTCTCCTTCCGACCCAGTAGCCCAATTTACACAAGCAAATGTGATTGATGGAAGATTCACCTACATGGGATCTAGCGGTAAAGTTAGACACTCAGTAGCCTTGGTAACTTACAATGACCCAGATGATTTCTATAGGCAGAAAGTAGAGTATGTAGAGGACACCGATGCTATAAGAAGTATTGGCTACATTTCTACACAAGTTTACGCTGTAGGATGTACCAGCAGAAGCCAAGCGCACAGACTTGGTAAATGGATTATCTACACAGAACAAAATGAAACCGAAACTGTAAGTTTTAAAATTGGTGTAGAGGGCTCTTTAATAAGGCCTGGACAAGTTTTCTACGTGGCCGATAAATTAAGAGCGGGCAAACGTAGAGCGGGAAGAATTTTTTCTGCGACAACAACACAAATAGTTGTAGATGTTGAACTCACGGACGACCTAAGTGGAGGACAACTATCTTGCATAATGCCTGACGGAACTATGCCAGCCCTTAGAACAATCACGGGAGTTCTAGGGAAAACTATTTCTTTTACTCCAGCTTTTGATGTTGCTCCTCAGCCCCATTCTATTTGGGGAGTAGCTAGTGCAGATCTCGAACCCCAAACATTTAGAGCTATATCAATTACAGAAACCGACAGAGGTATTTTTGAGATTACAGGCCTTGCGTATAACGCCTCTAAATTTGACGCCATAGAAAATGGAATTAAGTTAGAGCCTAGAACTATTACTTCATTAAATGTTCAACCAAGCCAGCCAGAGAATTTACAAATATCAGAATACCTTTACTCAGCATCAAACATTGTAAAAAACAAAGTAGTAATTAGTTGGGACAATGTTAGCAACGCAACAGAGTATAAAGTCAGCTACAAGGTAGGAGATGGAAATTATATTCCTCTTCCAACCGTGTATTCTAATGAGGCGGAAGTAGCTGACGCTCCCTCTGGAGTTTACACTTTCTCGGTTGTGGCAGTAAATAGTTTGGGTAGAAGATCTGCCATCTCCTATAAGACAAAAGAAATTTATGGGAAACTAACTCCTCCTGTGGACGTAACAGGATTTTCAATTATTCCAAACATTGCAAACAATGCAGTTCTATCTTGGGACATTGCAACTGATTTGGACGTTCTAATTGGGGGACAAGTTAGAATCAGATGGACTCCAGCTACTGTAGCAGAGTGGAAAGATTCAATAGATATTATTGAAGCTCTTTCGGGGGCAACAACTACCGCTCAAGTACCTCTACTGCAAGGAACTTATCTAGCTAAGTTTGTAGACTCTAGTGGAAATGAATCAGAGAACTCAGCTACAATTTACACAACAGTTCCCTACGGAAATGCACTAAACGCTGTTCATACAGAAACAGAAGACTCCGCATTCGCCGGAGTAAAAACAAATTGTGAGGTAAACACAGATTACGGCGGATTAGTTATAAGTGGTAACTTAGATATAGATGATGTTCCCGACATAGATCTCATGGACGACATAGATTTCATAGGAGCTTTGTTCAATACTGCAACTTATGAATTTGAAAACACTGTGGACCTAGGCGCTATTTATCCCTCAAGAATTACAGCCAGGATGTTAGTGGAAAGTTTTGACATCGACGATTTCGTTGACTCAAGACTTGAGAACATAGACTCGTGGGATGACTTCGATGGGGATTTAATCAGCGACGTTTACGCAAAACTTTACATGAGGACAACAGAGGACGACCCATCAGGAAGCCCTACTTGGACTGACTGGAAACCTTTTTTCATTGGAGAGTATATTGCCAGAGGGTTTCAGTTTAAATTAGAATTAGAAACTGAAAACGTAAATCACAACATATCCATTAAAGAATTGTCTGTTGTTATTGACATGCCGGATAGAGCTGAATCGGCAAGAAACATTGCCTCTCTTGCTGGAACGTATAGTGCATTATTTACTAGTCCTTTTAGAGAGACTCCTGGAATTATTATCTCCGCCTACAATATGGCAACAGGAGATTATTATGAAGTTTCAGGTCAAAGCAATGCAGGTTTCGATATTGTGTTTAAAAATGCAGCGGGAGCTGCTGTTGACAGAACTTTTGATTACGTGGCCAATGGCTACGGTCGAGAAATTATTTAATGAAAGAAGGAAATTAATATATGCAACACGACTATGATCTAGCCAATGCCCCAGGAAGTACATTTCGTAGCGATTTAAACGATGCACTTGCTGCAATTAAAACTTTAAACTCGGGAGCAACTGCTCCTAGCAGCACAAGTGCTTTTATGTTGTGGGCAGATACCGCAAATAACTTACTTAAGATTAGAAATGCTGCTGATTCTGCATGGGTTACTATTGGAACGTTAAGCGCAACAAATTTAGGTTTGCTTGCTTTAACTGGTGGAACTCTTACGGGAGCTCTTCAAGTTGCTGTAGGAACTGTGGGAGCATGTGGATTAAGTTTTGCTAGTGATGCAAACACAGGATTGTATTCAAGTGCTGCTGATATTTTAGGGCTTGTTGCTGCAGGAACTGAATATTTAAGAATAACAAGCGCTGGTGGCGATTTCTTAGGAACTGGTTCTGTAAAAGTTCCTGTTGGAACTACGGCACAAAGACCTGTCTCTCCTGCTGACGGGCATCTTAGATATAATTCAGACAACTCGGCATATGAAGGTTATGTTTCTTCAGCTTGGCAAAGTCTTGCGGTTGGTTCAATCCTTCCAAACGTTGTTTCTGTTACAGCTGCTTATACGACAACCGCTTCAAATAGAATTATCTATTGCTCAAGCCCTTCAACTCAATACGCAATTACGCTTCACACGCCAACAGCAAACGATATTTTAATTATTGAAAGAACCGATAATGATTTATCGAAAGTTATTTCAATTACAGCAACCATTACAGGAAAAGATGGCACTGATGTAACAAACTACGCGCTCTATACTCAAGGAGAGAAGTTCGTATTTCAATACAACACAACAACCTCTAAATGGCGTGAGCTTGATCACACATGGAGAACTGATTGGGTTGATAACAGTGAAGGTCTAGCAGGATATTATACTTTCACAATTTCATCAGGAAACGCAACTCTTGGCGCTACTTATACAAACAATGGTAATACTTTCACTGTAGCAAAAACAGTTGCTGCAGGGCTTTCTGTAATCATGCAGGGGCCAGCGGCACCTGCTGCTTCTGGAACATTAACCAAGAGTGCAGGAACTGGGGATGCAACTTTGACTTTTTCTGCTGTTAGCGGAAGCGCAAATAAAATTACAGCAACAACAACAGCGCCTACTTTTTATGGAAGTCCACTAGTAAACCAACAGATTTGGCGTCGCAATGGTAAATGGATTACTGTTAGAGGTAGATACCATCAAACATCAGCAGGTGTTGTAGGAAGTGGAGATTATATTTGGCCAACTCCTGCAAATATTACAATTGATACAACCTACTATTCTCTATTTACGGGAGGCACAGCTCAAGCTGTTCAATCTCAAGTTGCTGCAACTGGCGTAGCTTTACAGCATTCTATTCTTGGTCGAGTAACCTATGAGGGTAATGCTCAAATGACAGTTACAGATTGGGCACCTTATACCTCAACGACTTATAGAGTTTATGGTTTTTATGCAAACGGAGATTATGCTGTTAGCCCTGGTTCAACTTATATGCCTGCAAGTGTTGCAACAATTTCATATAACTGGGAAGTAACTTTTCCTGTTTCGGGTTGGAAGGGTTAATTTAAACTAGGGGGGTAGGAGTAGGGGGATTAGATTTTCTCTCCCTACTCTGGTCCCTAAGAACTATAGGAGTAACTTGATTACCTATTTCATGAACTTTTTTAGCTACTTCTTCCACCCTTGTATACACATTCTGAATCTTTTGACTGTGCTCATCAATTCTTTTACTCATGGCTCTTTCTTGATCTAGAAAAACTTGCGATAGCCCGTCACTGCCTTTAGGCAATTGATTTATTTTCTCTGCTATTCTATCTACAACAGCTTGCATTTTGTCGGAGAAAGTCTCGGCCATTCTTTGCATTCTAACGTCAAGTTTCTCCTCTTTTAATTCAGTCTTTGCTTTGTCTTCTTTATACTCGTTGTGAAAGTTTCTTAAAAAATATCCTACTAATGCTAAAAGCGTGGCTCCTAAGAAGGTGAAGAACCCTATCAAAATCAGGATTGAGGTGCCGCCAATTCCTAGCAATATTTGCCATGTTTGAAGAGTATCCATACGCATAGTTTAATTTATATATAGCCTCATAAAAACCTTATTACGCGGAGGGTCTTTGATTACGTACCTATAATAATTTACAATTTAGAGAAGATACTCATGAGAAGAAATATTATCATAGCCATCAAGATAGTATTTAGGCTTTTAAAGCTCCGTAAAGCCGCCTTGGTTAAGAAGAAAATGAAGGAGGCTAATCTCCCAAAGGAGAGTCCTTAAACATTCTCCTGCCCTCATTAGAGTCCTGAGCGGCGCACCACATCTTAGCGTCAATTAAGAACTGATAATCCTTCAAGCCTGAGAGATATCTAATAAGAACAACTTTGTCCTTAGAAAACAATCCTCCCTTGTCAATTTTTTGCTGGCAGAATCCTCTTGAGTTTTCACAGATTCTAAATCTTTCTCCATTAATATTGCACTGAAATTTAAGAGACCTGAGTCTATTTCTAACTTCTCTATTGGATAACTCAAAAGTAATTAAGTCCTGCTTAATACATTTACTAGATTTTTTATCGTACTCAGCGCACGTTTGATTTGTGAGAAAGTCCTCATGGCCAGTGCGAGGCTTAAGAATTAAATCTTTAAGATCTCCACGAGTAAGCACTTGAGGAGTGGAGCTACAGGCGACCAACAATAAGAGTATGAGTCTCATGATTGAGTCGCCTTTAGTCCCACTTGAAGTTGTCTATCGAAGGCCTCCAACTCTACACGCAATTGTCCTTCTAAATACGGAATCAAAAGATCGTCTTGAAGATCTAATGGCTTTGCGTATTCGGCATTTAATTTTCTCTCAAACTCTGCAATAGCTTTGACATGCGCCATAAGTTTATTGGTGAGAGTGATGTCGAGAACTTTTCCAGCCAAGGTCATTACTGTTTGTAAGATGGATGCCCACATATTATTTCGCCTTACTTAGCTTTGATTATTTTGAATAAAGAAATTACTACTTGAAGACCTTCTTCAATGTAGACTTTCATTTTCCCTTCTTCGAGAACAACTCCGCTTAAGAGTGTAGCTGCGATAGAAGAAATTTCCGCTGCATCCAAATCTTTGATCTCAACTCCAACTTGATTGAAGTTCTCAAGAGCTGGCCCCATTTTTCCGAAAACAGGCAACAGGTGAGCAATATCTGCTGCGTCCCACTTACCGTCTTTTCTAGCCGCAATAATTCCTTTCACTACTTCTGAAACGAGTTCCGCTACTTCTTGAGTTTCTTTAATACCTACGTTTGCTACTTGTTCTGACATTTTTTTATTTCTCCTCTAGAAAGTACACTACCAGTCAAATGCCCTTTCTCCTATACAGGGATCTGGCACTATTAAATTTTTTCGTCTTTTTGCTGTGGCACACATGGCAAAGACATTGAAGATGTGCTTCTACGGGGCGAGGAAAAATTTTATCTATAGTCTCATTCCAGTCCCCCGTGAAACCAGTGATTCCCCCTATCTCTATGATGTGGTCAACTTCAAGTTCCTTATCATTTTTCACCCATTTAAGACACGCCGCACACTGCCACTGAAATTTATAAACGGCTTTTCCACTCTTGGAATATCTAACGAAAACTTTCTTTCGCGCCATTCTTAGAATCTCTTTTCTTCCCTCCCATTTTATTGACGCTTTTCTTAAAGAATTAAATAAAAATTTTATGTCATCAGATGTTAGCAACTTTTATTTTCCATCCCTTGACAACAACTCTAAATCCTATCAAACAAAAGGGCAAGGCGATGAGGAGATAAGGGTGAGAAACATTTGTAAAGTTAAAAGTTGTGATAGAGAAGTTCATGGAAAATATCTTTGTCACCCCCATCTAAGAAGGCTTAGAGTTCGAGGAGACCTCCAGGAATCCATTCCTATATTTGAGACAAGACAAGATGGTAGAAGAAATATAGATATTCCTGGCTATACCTCGTGGGCAAATATGCTCGATAGGTGTAATAACTCCAAAAGAAAAAACTATAAATACTATGGGGCCAAAGGAATTAAAGTCTGCAAAAGATGGTTAAAATTTAACAACTTTATTTCTGATATGGGTGAGAAGCCAACTTCCGAACACACTATAGAAAGAAAGAACAGCAATAGAAATTATTCTCCTTCTAATTGTGTGTGGGCCACTACAAAAGAACAAAATAGAAATCTCAGTAACTCTGTTAGGCCTAAAGAATTAAATCGTATGAGGTTTTTAAGAAAAAAAGGATTAACATTGCCTCAAATATCCGACCTACTTGGCAGACATACCTCAGTAATTTCTAGGAACTTAAATGCAAAAACTTAAGTTACCTCCAATGTTGGCCCTCGATTTTGAATTCAATCAGACCACAGAGGCGAAAGTAAATCTTGTTAGTTGTGTAACCCATGATCTCGAAACTAAAGTCACAAAAAAATTCTGGCTTCACAATGATGGGATAGTTAAATCTTCTTTAAAAAAACATCTTTCCAAGTACACACATTTTCTCACGTTTGCAGCAGTAGCGGAAGCTCGATCTTTTATTTCTCTAGGAATGGACCCATTATTATTTCAGTGGATCGACCTCTTCCTAGAGTACAGAATGATTAGTAACCACAATGATAAACTCAATTGGGGAAAACAACTCGTTGAAGGAAAGGTAAAGTTTGTAACAAAACCAAAACCAAAATATGAGAGAACAGAAGAAGATTCAAAAACAGGATTTAAACCAACTCATTCACTCGCTGAAGCGACCTATAAGCTTACAGGAGAGATACGAAATACTACTGAGAAGGATGAATGTAGAAATCTTATCCTCTCAAATCCAAAAGAATTCTCAAAGAAAGATCGTAGTAGGATTCTAAATTACAACGCAGAAGACGTGGAATTTCTCCCAAGCATTTTTGAGGCGATACTTCTTGAATACGAAGAGCTTGCTGCCGAGCCCGACTGGGAGGAATATATTTACGAAGCTCTTTGGAGAGGAAGATATGCAGCTCACACGGCAATCATGGAGTCTGTCGGATATCCCATAAACATTAAGGCCACAAAAAATTTCTCTAAAAAGATTCCAGCAATCCTAGCCGAGTGTCAGTCAGACATTAATCAACAATTCAAAAATGAATTTTATCCTTTCAAATGGAACGCCAAAACAAATAACTATTCTTGGAACCAAAAAGTAACGAGACTATGGATTGAATATCAAGGCCTTGCTGACAGGTGGATGAGAACAGAAAAAGGCCAGCTATCTTTAGCCGCAGAGGCTTGGGAAAAACATTTTCAATACAAGCATGATTACCCTCGTGGAAATTACGGGGCACAGATCGTCAGATTTTTAAAGTTAAAACAATCTCTCTACGGATTCTCTATTTCAAAGTCGGGTAAGAAGAAAAATTTCTGGGACTCAGTTGGAATGGACGGAAGAGTTAGACCCTACATGAATATTTACGGCGCTCAATCAGGGAGATCTCAACCCGCTGCTACAGGATTTATGTTTCTAAAACCTGCATGGATGAGAGCACTTGTGGAGCCAGCAGAAGGATACTACTTAGCTGGAATCGACTACGGACAACAGGAGTTTTTTATTGCAGCTCTAATGTCCGAGGATGAAAATATGATCCAAGCTTATTTGTCAGGAGATCCGTATCTCTACATGGCGAAAGAAGCAGGGACGATTCCAAGAGACGGAACAAAAGAAACCCACGCAAGAGAGCGCGACCTCATGAAGTCAACAACTCTAGGAATTCTTTTCAACATGACTAAGTACGGTCTCTCCGACAAGCTCACTGCTGACTCAGGAACTACATACACAGAAGATGAAGCTCAAGAATTGATCGACACCTTTGAAGATTTATTTCCTGTGTTCACAGAATGGAGAAAAGAAATCTTGAGAGACTACGAGCAAGGATACGCAATTAAAATTCTCGACGGTTGGATGATGTGGACTGATAACCCTAACCCTCGCAGCGTCACCAATGTTCCGATACAAGGCGGCGGCTCTGCAATTATGAGGAAGGCAGTGGATTTAGCTGTCGGGTATGGATGTAAAGTTATTTTCACTCTACACGATGCCATCTACATTGAAGCAAAAATGAATCAGCTAGACCACATTGAGAAATTAAATACTGCTATGAGGGAAGCATTTGCGTACTACTTCGAAGGAACTAAATATTACAGTGCTGCCAAAAAAATTAAACTAGACCCTAAAGCTTGGGGTCGAGGCTTTCCAGAGAAGGGGGAGATTAGAGTGAACAAAATAAAAGTTCCTGTGTCGAAACTCCATATTGATGGGAGATCTTTGAATGATTATCAGAGATTCTCCAAGTTTTTCGGAAAGTCAGAAACGGAGTTTTTATGAAAGAAATAAATCTCACAGAGGACCAAGTTAAAAGAATGGTCACGGACACAGCAAGATTTTTAGAAACTAAAATAAAATCAGCACCAATTTTCTTAGTGGCGTCAGACTCCTACGGGGTGACACTCCATAGAACTTGGGTATTTACAATTGAAACGGATTTAATAGTCGGAGCTATCGAAAGATACTGGGACGGACTTAAACTGATTTGTTCTACAGTTAAAGGAAAGCCCAGAACTTATTTCTTCACTACCGATGGGGAAAGAAGCAGTAGCAAAGACTTAAAAAAGAACAAGAAAAAGGAAGAAGAGTAGAAAATGGAAAAAAGGAAATTTAAAACTAAGAAAGTTCTCTCGGGGACAAAAACAGAATATCGAGCTTGGAAGGAATGGGCAGAGGGAGATACCTTAGTTTGTAAACTCCTCGGAACAAGTCAGAATAGAAAAAACAAAACCAAAAAAGATTGGATTGTTGAATCTATTGAGCCTTTTTTCGAAGACAAAAAAGAACAAAAGCGTCTCAAAGCTGGAACAAAAATTACTTTGAACACAGCAGGCCAGCTTGATAAGGGAATGGAGCAAGTTGAGTTCGGATCTATCATTCAGATCACATACAACGGAAGCGTTGAGATGACGGGTGGAGATTACGAGGGCCAAAACGCTCACACCATGGAAGTCTGTGAAGTTACCGAAGACGACGGCGAAGATTTGGGTGAAGACGAAGAAGGCAGCGAAGACGAAGACGAAGATTTCTAGTTATGAAAGAAATTAAACCTAAGCTTCCCTCGCTTAATATCTTGATTAGAAATATGTCCAGCAATGCCTATCATGGCACTGAGGGAACATACTCTAGCTCTCAGCTAAAAGATCTCATTGACGATGAGGATGTTTTCATTCGTAAGTACGTTAAGAGAGATATTGAAAAACTGGAGACAGAGGCTTTCGACACAGGAAATTACTTCCATACGGGACTTCTGGAGCCGCACAAACTTTCAAAAGAAGTTGCTGTGTACCCAGGAAAAGTAAGAAGCGGGAAAAACTGGATTGACTTCAAACTAAAACACAAAGGCAAATTAATCATAACCAGTAAACAGAAAGAAGTTGGAGACAGCATGATTAAAGCTGTTAAAAATTCTCCTGTGAGTTGTGAGTATCTCAAAGGAGAGCCCGAGTTGTCTTTGTTTGTTGAGCTTCTAGTTGCAGATAGAGAAATCTATGCTCCCTATTTCGGTAAAATTCTTACTACTCACGGATGGGAGAGCGTTAAAAAAGTTCCTAAGAATGGATTTAAGATCGTAGTAAAAGTTAGGGCCGACTGTCTTGGGCCTAATTTTATTTCTGACTTAAAATCCACAAGCGGGAAGGCAACTCAATCATCAAGTGTCAGAGGATCAATCAGTAAATACAAATACGATTTATCCGCAGCACTTTACCTAGATTTATTCTCACTCGTTAAAGAAAATGTATCCGCGTTCATTTGGATTTTTGCTAGCAAAGATAACTCTTGCGCAGCATCTTGGATCGCATCCCCTAATCAAATTTTAGTGGGGCGAGCTAAGTGGAGCTGGGCAGTAAAGAAATTAGCAGACTTAAGCGCAGCAGACTGGCAGCTTCCCGACTATCTACGAGAAGCAGAGCCACTTCCAAATGAAATGGAATGGATGAGAGTAAAAGAAACAGACTTACTATAGGAGAAAATATGAAAATTAGTGAAGCAAAATACACAAGAAGATTTAATTTAGGGGACTACGAGCATGAAGAGTATTCTCTTTCAGCGGCTGTCGATGAAGACACTTATTCGGCAAAAGAAGTTTTCTCAGATCTTAAATCCACAATTCTAGAAGCTCATACGGGCGATTCAAAACCAGAAAAAGAAAAGGAAGAAAAAAATGGAAAATCAAAATCAAGTAGTTCTAAGGAAAATGGTAAAAACGGAAAAGCTGCCGGAAAAGGCGCTAAAGGATCTGATGACGAAGGCTCTGAGGACAATGAAGAGTCAGACGCTGAAACAAGTGACGACGATAACGATCCACCCGAAAGCGACGAAGCTGAAGACGCTGGAGATGAAGCCGAAGACGAAGAGCAAGAAACCAAGCCCGTCAAAGGAAAAAGCTCCAAAGGAAAAAGTGGAGCCAAAGACGAAGGCAAAAAAACCTTCAAGAAAAAGCCCCAAACCTACAACCGCAGCATTGAACAGCACAAAGAAATCTTCGGAGGAGTTGTCCGATCTATAAATCCTAAGTGGAAGGACAACGACGTTACTAAGAAGAAAGTTAAAAAAGCCTCTGAGAGTTTAGAAGGCGAAGACTTCTTAGATGAAAATGGAGAAGTCATTGAAGACTTCAAAGCTAAAGTTAAAAAGCTGATTAAGTAAAATGTTACACGAGTGCGCCCGTCCGAAGCAAAAGATAATGTACAGCTTTGGATTGGCGCACCCTTATTCTATTCTGGGGGCCGATCCCCGACTTGGAAAATGTATGGCCGCAATCGGCATACGAAAAAAACACGATGCCAACTGCCTTGTTATCTGCCCCGCCTATCTTGTTCCCAACTGGAAAAAAGAAATTAAAAAATGGAGCAATGATTCTGTAACCACATTCACAGAGGGTAGAAAAATTTATGAGGTCTGTGACTCAGACTTTGTAGTCATCTCTTATGATTTGGTACAGAAGGCGGAGTTCCTATTTGAGTGGGCGGATATGGTTGTCTTAGATGAGATCCACCACTTAGCTCACATGAACGCTAAAAGAACTCAATTTATCCATAGATGTGTATACGAAAATTCTCCTAAATACCTTTTCGGATTAACAGGAACTCCAATAAAAAACAGAGTTAAAGAGTTCTATTCCTTACTCGCACTTGCTTACTATGATCCAAGACAAAAGGATCATAGTTTTTTAGAGACCTATCCCGATGAAATTACTTTTGCTGAAAGATTCTCACACTCAGAGAGCTACGAAGTAGAGGTAAAAGGCGGAAGGTTTATTACTGTCACAAATTATTACGGCCTTAAGAATGTTGATGAGCTTAAGACTTGGCTAAAAGGAAAGTACATTAGAATCAGAGCAGACAAAGAGGATCTTCCTCCTCTGAGTTTTATCGAAACTTTAGTTCAAGATATTGACGACTCAAAACTTCTAGAGGCATTTAAAAATTATTTCATTAGTGATAAAGAGGCGTACTCTAGGTCTTCTACTTTTAATGAGGGCCGAAGGAATAGGACTAGCTCCGTTCTTCCAGAGCACAAAAGAAATGCCGCAATTAAAAAAGTCCCCTTTACAATAAAATATGTGGAAAATTTAATGCAGTCCGTTGACTGCTGTCTGGTTTATTCAGATCACAGAGAGCCTTGTCAACAACTGGCAAAACATTTTAATGTTCCCGCAATTACAGGGGAGATGACAGGAAAAAGGCGAGCGGCACTTGTTAACGACTTTCAGGAAGGAAAATTAAATATGCTCTGCGCAACAATTGGGGCCTTAAAAGAGGGCGCTGACTTATACAGAGCAAAGGATTTAGTGTTAAATGATTTGCCATGGGTAGTTGGTGACATCGACCAAGTATGCGCTAGAACAAGAAAGATCGGGGAGAAAGAACCTAGAACAGTTCATTTGATTTTCGGAAGTCCACAGGACGAGAAAATCTGGGAAGCATTAAACGAAAAGCGTGAGACAATTGATAAAGTAACTTAAGAAAGGAAGCTAAATGATAAGAGTACAAACACTCAAAGAGCCGAAGAAAACTTCGGGCAAAAGATTGGACCCCAAGGAGAGTATTTTATTTAAAGGAGTACAAATTACAAACAAGAGCAAGGAGCCCGTGTATGTAGATTGGTACAAAAGAAAGAAATGGGTTAAAGGAGAAAAATGAAAAAGTTTATTTTATTATATTTCACAGCAATCAGTTTGGCGTTTTCATTCAGCAAGAAGGTGGAGAACCCAAATAGTTCTTCCTCATCTTCTTCCAGCAGCTCCGTAAATAACGAAGGAAAATATCTTCCACTTACTAGCTCTTGCTACCGATCAATTCCTAATCAAGGGAAAATAAAAACTGAAGTTCTAAACAACATTATTGATTTTGTACGTTCCGCACCAGACGAAGTTTTCGCTAAGAACGAAGAGCAAGACCTCTACTGGTTATTAGCTAAAACTATGGGGCCGATTACTACGATCAAACAAAGGCGTGCCGTAATGGCCGATACACAAATCGTACTCGGGGCACTGGAGTCATCCTGGAGATACGGAATCGGTAGAGATCCCGCCACACCTGCGAGTAAGCCCTGCAACGAGTGGGAAGCAGGAATGTTTCAGGTATCAAGTAACACTTTAGCTAATTTCGGAAAAGGAAAACTAACTACGTTATTTAATGCGGCTTGTGGAAACTATATGTCTCTTGGAACTTGCCAAGGATTTCAGAAATGCACAAAAGAAGAACCCGCGTTCGCTCACAGCTACGTGGCTTTGCTTCTTCGATACACAACCCGACACCACGGACCTTTATTGAGAGGTACTGTTGGAAAATATTTATCTAAATCTTGTCAGAATGAAATAGAAGGAATTTTATAATGAGCTTCTCAGAAAAAGTAAAACTTTGGTTTTCAAAAGTATTTGGAACAACTACTCCTGTGGAAAATCCTGTGGATAATAGCGGATCTCCTCCTTGGATGGATGTAGCAAAAAGAGAGTTGGGAGTTCATGAGACAAAACATGGAGAGACTGCGAGAATTATTGAATACCATTCGGCCAGTACAGGAAAATTTAAAGAGGATGAAATTCCTTGGTGTGCTTCTTTTGTAAATTGGGTTTTTGACCAATGTAAAATACCCCATCAAAAAGATGGAAACGATGCACTTGCCTCAAGCTACGATGATTTTGGAATAAAATTAGATTCCCCTAAAATTGGGTGTGTTGTTACTTTTCGTTGGTCTAATGGAGGTCGTCATGTTGCTTTTTGCTCCGATTTTACATCCACACAAGTTAAAGCTCTGGGAGGGAATCAAGCGGATCTAGAGCATGGGTCAGGGGGAGCAGTAACGGAGAAATGGCAGAATAGAAGTAGTGTTGTAGCTTACCGTTGGCCTATTAAGAAATGATTATAGAACTAACGAGGGGTTACTCTGCAATAGTAGATAAAGAAGACTATGAAAAAGTTAACTCTTATTCTTGGTATGCAAACGTGTCTCCTGAAGGACACGTTTACGCAATAAGGGTCAGTAAGAGAAAGGGACACAAAATGCACAGATTTGTAATAGCTGCAAAACCTGGTGAATTAGTAGACCATATAAATGGCAATACACTGGATAATAGGAAAAGAAATCTTCGTATTGTATCCCCCACACAAAACAACGCTAATCAAAAACCTCATACAGGAAAAAAGTATTCAAAGTTTAAAGGAGTTAGTTATCTAATAAGCGGGAATAGATCAAAAAGATGGACTTCCTGCGTACAATACCAAGGAAGAGTAATAAGGCTTGGATATTTTTCCACAGAATTAGAGGCCCACCTTGCATACAAGAAAAAACATTTAGAAATTTATGGCAGTTACTCATATTTTTCTAGAGGTAAAATGCGTAATTAAAATTTTGCCGGACATCTTACATCCTTCCGTTTCGGAGGTGTCCGGCAAAGCTTAGGAGGAGAGAAGTATGGAAAATGAAGCGAAGAGAAGACTAAAAGACTTTCAAGAAAAAATCTTTAAGAAGAAAGAACTCAGTGAAAAGTTTCAGGGGTTCGATCTCAGGGCGTATCCCGAAACTGCAAAGGGTTTCGACCTAGATTTCTTGGGGATTGCCATAAAAGTTTTTAGAAATAAAAACAAAGATGGCGTAGACGAAATGGAAGAATCTTATCGAGCCAGAATTCTACTGGCTTTAGATACTCCCGACCCTGAAACAGAGGAGGCAGCATGATTTATTCTCACTACTGTCACATCTGCAAATACGAAAACCAAGACTATGAGATTTTAAAAGTATGTCCCGATTGCTCCAGCACAGGAATAACCAATGACATTCCTGTTTACGACGAGTCCGATGACTTCATTGACGAGGGAGACCCTAAAGAGAGCTTCTCTGAAGGCGTTGAGGAAAATGTTTGAAGAATCTTACGGAACTGACTGGACCTTAGAAGACACCGACAAAGCCATACGAGACGCCTACTTTTTATCTCATAAAGGATTTACTGAGGAAGAAATAACTAGGAAATGGGAGAAGTTCTTAAGTACAAGGTGTGTAGTTTGTGGGGTGCAAAACCCAGGCTTTATAAACTTGTACTCTCCTACAAAAGAATTTGTAGCTAAATATTTGCTAGAAGAAAAAGAAAGTCACAAAATTATTTACTCTAGAGTATGTGAGACCTGTGTTTGTAGAGAAGACTTCATAGAGCTTGTAGAAAACAAGCTTATAAAAATTTACAAGGAGACAAATTAATGAACATGGAACCTAAGAAAAGAATTTTTGTTTTCAGTGGAAAAACTGAGAGGAAGTATGCTCTCGTAGATGCCGAAATGTACCCTTTATTAAATTTACATAAGTGGAGATTAAATAGCGACGGATACGCTTTCACTTACATTGGAGGTAAACGAGTTTTCATGCACGAGTTTGTATGTATAAAGACCGCTTCTATGGTAGTAGATCATTTGAATTTTAATAAATTAGATAACAGAAAAGCTAACTTAAAGGCCGTTACAAATAATCAAAATCTTTTAAGGAATAAAAATCGTTTAAGAAAAGACCTAGGAGTTTCTTTTCACCATGCCAGCGATAAATGGAGGGCCAGAGTATCTACTTATGATTCAAAAGGTAAAAAAGGAGAAATATATCTAGGAACTTTTTCAAGAAAGAAAGACGCCATTATTGCTAGAAATAATTATTTAAGAGGAATTAAAAATGGAACCTAAAAAAAGAGTTTTCGTGTTTAGTGGTAAGCAAGCGACAGGAAAAACTACTTACGCAGAGACTCTTCAAAAAGCTATCGGGAAAGAATACTGCAAAGTTTTTAAATTCGCAGAAGTTCTATACAAACTTCATGATGCTTGTCTCCCTATTCTAAAAGAATACGGTATTGTAACTGCCGACATTAAAAAAGAGGGCCAACTTCTACAGGTACTAGGTACAGAGTACGGGAGAGTGTGTAAAGGCCCAAGAGTTTGGGTCGATTGTACTAAACGCGCAGTAGATCAGTACCTTGCAAAACACTCTAAAAACTACGCTATTATTGATGACTGTAGATTTGAAAATGAGTTCGACGCTTTTCACCCAGTAGCTCACATGATTCGTCTTACGGCTCCTCGTGATGTTAGAAAAGCTCGCTGTTCTTCATGGAGAGATACCGAAGATCATATTTCTGAGACAGGCTTAGATGCCTACGAAAAATCTATGCACTTTGATTACGTTATAAATACAGATCAAGGAGATCCTTCTAGAGCCATAGAAGAAATTCTAAAACTAACGGGGTATTTAGACTCTTGATGACAAAACAATTTAAACCCCCTTTCAAAAAAGCTGGCACTATTAAAACCTTTGATCCTACACGCGAGAGGGATCAAAAAATGCACTGGACTCCTGAGTGGAAGAAATTCAGTCATAAATATTTGGAGCTAAATCCAGAGTGCTACACCTGCGGGGAGAAGTCCGAAGTGACGGATCACATCAGAGTTTCGAGGGGGCAGATAGAATGGTTTTGGAGAGACGGAAACTATTTACCGTTATGTATAATATGTCATAACACTGTGACTGCTAAATTCGATAGTAGGTCTTCAGGGAGCGAGCACGATGTATCTAAAAAAGTAGGGTGGATGAATGAGCAAAGAAGTAAAAATCAAATTATTAAAGAAAGAATTTTCCTCAAACCAAAATACGTCTCTATCAAAGATTTTAAAGTTAAAAATAATGAATAGGAATTGGGTAGAGGTAGAAGTGTACAAAGACGGGACTATAGTTCAAGGAGGTAAAATAAAAAAATGTAGTGATAACGGACATGGCTATAAAACTATTATTGTCTATAAAAGGATATTTGGGGTTGAGCATCAAAAAAGATATTACGTTCACAGATTGGTAGCTACTGCCTTTCTTCCTAATCCAAAAAACCTTCCAGAAGTAAATCATATAAACGACAAGAGAGACGATAATCGTCTAGAAAATTTAGAATGGGTTACAAGAAGTCAAAACAAGCACCACAAATATAGAAATCATGTCCCAGTTCCTTTAGCGGAGTACAGGAAAGTTCTGAATCTTCATTATAAAGAAAAAAGAAATATGAAGGATATAGGAAGAATTACTTCATTAAAACTAGATATGATAAGGGAAATTCTTGAGGGAAAACATAACAACAAAACCAAATACTCTTCTGTTAAAGAAAAGGGGGTTGGAGTTTTATATGGATATAATAGACTCCATTTCAACAGAATCTCCCCTGTAAGGCAGCCGAAAAGAAAAGGGGATAGCTAAGATGAGTTTGTATGAAATACTGGGTGCCTCCAAAGGTAACAACTAGGTAGGGGTATAGAGGGTAGGGGTATAGAGGGTAGGGTATACCCTTTTTAAAAAGGGGGTGCAAAATTACGGGGCGGTTTTCTATGGCCGTTGAGAAGTGAGAATGTTTAAACGGTGTTAATCCCAGCACTCACCCTGTTGCCAGTCATCATCCTCTGACCACTCTTGTCCATTGCCATCGTCTATGTAACAGGGCCTTCCGTAGTCATAGACAATTAACCCCCCAGCTATGCTCACTGACTGGAATCTTTCTATGCGACGGCCCTTGAACTCCATAGGCCCAACGTCGGGAAGTTTTAGTTTTCTTCTGTTAGCTTCTTTGAGAATAAAGTCACGACTTTCGCAGTTATACTTGCCGAACATCTTCCAACAATTCTTGATGTGAGAATCCTTCATATCTTTTGCAAGAATCTTTTCTCCAGATTTTGTAGTCCAGAATTTTTTCATAATAGATTTTTTACCTTAAAAAAATTTTCCTGTAACTTATGTTTATAGAAAAGCCTCAGAAATACCATGGTTACTTTCTTTTCACTTTATTTGGCACGATTTTCGCGTGGCAAAAATATTTTTCTTGTTAAGAATTTGTCCAGAAGTTCAACACTTTCTGAAGTTCTTAACAATCTTCTGTTCCCCAGGCGAAGCTTCACGCCTTCGCCTTAAGTTCTGTTCCCCAGGCGAAGCTTCACGCCTTCGCCTTAAGTTCTGTTCCCCAGGCGAAGCTTCACGCCTTCGCCTTAAGTTCTGTTCCCCAGGCGAAGCTTCACGCCTTCGCCTTAAGTTCTGTTCCCCAGGCGAAGCTTCACGCCTTCGCCTTAAGTTCTGTTCCCCAGGCGAAGCTTCACGCCTTCGCCTTAAGTTCTGTTCAACAAAGAGGGGCTCTTCGATCTTCAAAGACCGAAGAGCCCCTCTTCAAAATATTTCTTACTTCTTACTTCGTATCAACATTGATCGAAGGCTTCTTCAAGAAGACTCTCAAGAAGTTCTTCGGCTTCCGTATCCTGATTGACGGAAGAAGCACAACAGATCAAAGAATGATACGGATCATAATCAACAAGCCCCGTTCTGAAAATCCATGAATCTTCGTCAATACATAATCTCACGTCAATGGATGGCTCTTCCGTTCCGTGTTCAACATAATCTTCGGGATTGTTCTTAAGTGTTCGCTTAAGATCGGATACAACCCATTGAAGACTTCTCAACATGGCTTCCTTCTCCTTATGAATGAAGCTTGGCTTCACCTTATCCATAAGATTCTCCTTCTTGAAGATTGTATCCAAGCCCCTTAAGTTCTTCCTTAAGCTCTCTTCTTTCTTCCTTCGATACGGGAAGAAGTTCTTCGATAAGGGAAGGAGAAGCCGCAGAATGTTGACCGATCTTCTGATAAGAAGAGATAAGAACTTCCCCAGTATTTTGATCTTCCCAAGATTCTTGGGGGAAGAAGGCGATAAGGTCTCCTTCCGAAAATTTTCGGAACACAACAACAGTCTTCTTCTTATCTTTCTTAAGACTTCTCATGGCTTCCTCCTTCTTGAAGATTCAGCTTCTCGATCAATCCTTCATAAGAAGATACGGAGAACTTCTTGAAGACTCTCTCCTTCTTATCTTTGAAAATATTTTCTTCTCTTTGAATCTCTTCTTCCTCTTCCTTTCTGAACTTCCTTTCTTCTTCAAGAAAGGAAGGAAGGCCTTCCATGACCGATCTTACATAATCGTCAACAACATTGAGTTCTTCTTCTGAAAGTTCTGAATGAACAACAAGCCATCCCCCCGATCTTCCTTCGATTGAAGCTTCAATCGGTCTTCCAAGCTTCTCATTGAGAAGATCGAAGCCCCTTATGGTGTTCCCATTGATAGCCTTCGTTCCGATCTTAATGTGATCCCCGAAGCCCCATAATACGGCTGATTCGATCTCATAATCGTTCTGCCATCCATAATACTTAATGTTCCATTGATACCTTCCGTATCCCCTGTATCCCCCCTGGAAGTAAGAACTCAATCCTGGGTTGTTTCTTATCTGCGTTCTCATGTTAAGCTTCTCCTTTCAAAAGTCTCTTCTTAAGATAGTCTTTCAATGCCTTCTTGAAAGTCTCTTCTCTTTCACCGAAGCCGTTCCAGGGATTCACGAAGGAAGGGTTGTATCCCTTCTCTTTGATCGCGTTAACAAGAAGGGAAGGAACATAATACTTCTCTTTCATGTGATTGATAAGGTGAAGACTATCCCCTGTTGAATCCCCCAGGCTTCTTCCTTCTTGGGCCTTCATGGCACAACACCAACAATCCCCCGCCGAAGGCGAAGGAAGCGTTCCTTCTTTGATCTCTTTCATGAATCCTTTCACATAAGAATCAATCTTCTTAAGCATTGATTCTTGTTGCTTAACAATCTTCTCGTTCTTGTTCTTCTTACTGTTGAGAATTCTTCCACGATACGAGACTTCAATGCCATCGAAGTAAGGATTTTCTTCCGTTCCCAGATACCAAAGATTCTTCTTCTGGAAGACTCTCAATGGAGAGCCGAAGTTCATTCGATCTTTTGTTGTGATTGTTCTCCATCCCCCCGTGTTCAATCTAACACGATCTTTCAAGAACTCCACAACAACAGTGTTGTGAAGTCTTAAGCCGTATCCTTCTTCGGTCTTTGTTAAGTAAGTATTGTTGTCAATCTTCCTCTTTCTTGAGTTCTCGAAAATATTTCTTGCTTCTTGAAAGTTCATAATTAAGCTTCCTCTTCTTTCATTCTTTGGATCTTTGTTAAGACTTCTTTGTTCTGAAAGATTTCTTCAAAGATTTCTGCCATCGTGAAACAATCAATCAGATCAATCTTCAATGACTCAAGAAGGAGAACAGCATTGGAAGAAGCAACCTTCCTTCCAACACCGAAGACTCTCTCTTCCAGATAGTCATACAATCCAAGCTTCTTAAGGCCTGTATCCTGATAGTCAATCTTCATAAGAACATTGATTATGTTCTTCTTTGCTTCTTCTTTGCTTACTTTCATTGTTTTCATAATCTTCTTCCTTATCGGTCTCCTTCTTTGTTCTGCTCAACAGCAAGGTTGCATAATCTGTTCCAGGAAGAACAATCAGAAGCTTAAGGAAGTATTGAAGTTAAGATTATGTTGTTAACAAGTAAGATCAATGACTTAGCTATGTATAACTTGTTAACAACTGCCTAATAGTTCGTCACTGTATAATGTGTAGCCGTCGAACTTCTAATCAAAATCACGTAAGGTATTGAATTCCCGAAGACCCTAGGGGGAGGTCACGAACAATCAGCTACTTAGCCCCCCCAT